TGGGAATAGAATCTAACAACCATGGACTCACGACAATTACTGCTCTTAAGAAAAAGAACTATCCGAACCTGTACCAGCGCGAAAAACTTGATGCAAATGCCGACGGAAAGAAGACGAAGACGGCTGGTTGGCTCACTACTAAGAAGTCAAAGTATAAAATTATAGACCAGTTGCGCGGTGCCCTTAGAGATGGAGAGAGCGGTGTTTGTTGTAAAGAAACACTTAGCGAGATGGGAGATTACACAATACACGAAGGTGATAATGGCACAATGACTTATGGCGCAAAGCTTGGATGTTTTGACGATAGAGTTATGAGCCTTGCTATTGCCCTTGAAATGCTATACACTATCCCGAAGGCAATGCAGGAAAGAAGTAAGGCTATTAAGAAAAATACCAAAGATACGAAGCCTGCCTGGGCTACTCAGGCAGAAGTCGAAAACATTACACGCATGCAAAGGAGTAGTAACTAATGCCCCAACTTTCTACTACGGACAAAGACAAGCAGAATAAAAAGCCGGAAGCTCCAAAGATCGACATTATAGACGAATCTGTGGCGTTTGCTTTGGGCGCGGATCTGTATAGCCAGTTCTGCAACTGGAGAGATCGTAAGCGTAAGATTGAAGAGCAGTGGCTTTCTAACTTGAGAGCGTATAACTCGGTGTATGATTCCGCTATCAGGGCAACCTTTGACCCTAACGGCTCCCAACAATACATAGGCATTACCAGGATGAAGACTACTGCGGCATATGCCCGGTTGTCAGATATCATTTTTCCAGCTACAGGCCATAAGTTTTGGGGCATCAAGCCAACTCCATTTCCGTCTCTCAGTACTGAAATATGGAATCAGGAAGAGCTTGTAAATCAGGAAGACGGACAGCCAATGTCAAAAGAAGAGGCATTGGGCGAAGTTACAAAGAGGATGACGTCTCGTATACATGACCAGCTTGTAGAAAATAATGCCGACACGTTGATAAGATCAGCGATTAAAGATGCCTGTACTTTTGGATCCGGTATTATTAAAGCTGGCATGATAAGGGTAGAGCGTAAAAAGAGATGGATAGAAGGAGTGAGTGAGTGGGAGCAAGTCAAGGAAGAGCATATAGTTCCTGGCATGTCACAGCCTTCGCCTTTTGATGTTTACTTTGATATAAACGCAAACTCGGTAGACTCTTCTATCGGTTCTTACGAAAGGCATGTCCTAAACAAGGAGGAAGTTCGAGACCTTAAAAATAGTGCTGGATTCGACGAAGAAGTAATTGATGCATTGGTAAGGGATTACCCTGGTGGAAACCACAATAGAGAGCACCATGAAATAGAGCGTCAAACGCTTGGGAATATTACCCACTTCGGCAATAGCGGGTACTATGAAGTTCTGGAATATTGGGGATATATTGACGGCCAAAAACTTAGAGATGCCGGAGTAAATGTATCCGAAGAAGGACTGAGCGCTGGCTATATGGCCAATGTCTGGACGTCAGGACACAAGGTTTTAAAGGTTCAAATAGATGAAAGCATTAACAAAGGCAAGAGGTACTTTGTGTTCCCGTATGAGCAGATTCCTAACCAGTTATGGGGTGTAGGGGTTCCTGAGATCATGATGGACTCTCAAGACGTACTAAATGCGGCCTTCCGAAGGTTACTTGATGATGTCGCCATGACCGGGAACCAGCTAGAAATAAATGTTGACAGGCTTGATGACAGATCAGTCAACAATGCGAATAAGATCAAACCGTGGAAGATATGGTATCGTAGCGGCGGAGACGATGCTTACAACGCAATACATGTGCATAAGGTTCCGTCTATTGGTGGCGAGCTTATACAGATTATAGAGATGGTAAGAAATTTCATTGACGATGAAACCAATCTTCCTTCTTTAATATCCGGCCAGCCATCGCAGGCTGGAACACCCGGAGCCGAGACGGCTTCTGGAATGTCGATGTTGCTGGGAGCCGCACAGGTAGTTATTAAGACCGTAGTAAAGAATATTGACGACTATCTCATAAAGCCCTTGATACAGTCGTATTACAACTTCAATATGGAGTGGAGCGACGACGACGAAATCAAAGGCGATATGAATATAGAAGCTCTTGGCTCTGCAATATTGGTGGCCAGGGAGGTTCAGACCAGAAACATGACTGATTTCCTGGGTGTTACTGCTAATGAGTTCGACATGCCTTTAGTCAAAAGGCCTAATATACTCAGGAAGATCGCCAAGAACATGGGCCTCGACGAAGACGATATCAAGTCTGATAAGCAACTCAGAGAGGAAGCTGCAAGGCCTGATCCGATAAAAGAAAAATTAGATCGGCTTGCAATAGAAAAAGCAGAGCTTGAAAATGCTGAAATACAAGGTAAGATAGACGTACTGGCCAGCGAAGAACGAAAGAATGACGCAGAGGTCAAGTATAAACTGGAATTCTTGAGGCAGCGAAGGATTAAGCTGGCAGAGGATATCAAAGAAACCAGAAGGGTGAATAAACAGAGTGCGATTGACGCAAAGGAAGGAGGGGGCACGTCGAAAAAGAAAAAGAAGAAGGTATCAGGTGCGGCAAAACCGGTTAAAATTTTAAACGAGGAGACATGATGTTAGAAGGCAAGCTTACACCAGACGAAGCAATGGCAGTGCAGGTATTGGCTGCTGACCCGAATTGGCAAAAATTCAAAGAGTATGTAACTCGTATATATTTAAAGGCTTCGAATGAATGTGAGACCCGTATGGATGATCACAGGCATTGGCAAGGCCGAGCATTGGAATTAAAGATGATGGTGAACATCGAATCCAAGGCGTACAACATTTTAAATGGAACGTAAGGAGGAATTATGGCAGGAGCAAAAGCAGCATCAGAAGAAAAAGCAGAACAAGAATTGCCTCCGCACGCAGCCGGGCGTGAAGTGCTAAGCTACGTGCAGCGCTTAGAAAAAGAGGCAGACGAGGACTTCGCCGCAGTTCATGGCATTGACCCTGAAAAGGAAAAAATCGACGATGACAAGAAGGGCGTCGAAGGATCCGAGAAAAAGGCAGAGGGCGAAGAGCCAGAGAAAGTCGTCGATAAAGAGCCAGAGGATAAGCAGCCGGAAGGCAAGGATAAAGTTGCCGAAGGCGATGGTAAAGTTGCCGAAGGCGATGACGACTTAACCAAGGGCCTGAGTACTGAGAATGCCCAAAAGCGTATTAGCTCTGCTCAGAGCAAAATGCATGATTCCAATGCCAGGGCAACCACGGCAGAGGGAGAGCGCGATAGATTAAAGGAGCAGAACGAGGCTCTTCAAAAGAAGCTGGACACCGTACCGGAAGCCCAGGCCGCTGCCGAGCCTGGCAAGGAACCGGAAAAGAAAGTAGCTTCAAAGGCGGACGAAGAAGACGACCTTAAAGCCAGCATGGAAGAGCTAAACCAGGAGTATCCGGAAATTGCAAAGCCTATGCTTAAGATGATGGCCAGGCAAGAAATTGAGAACAAAAAGCTTTCAGACCAAGTGGCGACACTTGTGGAGAAGGAAGAAACCCGCACTGCGGAAGCCGTGACGGTGAAAGAGAATACTCACGTTAAGGCTATCTCGGATGCACATAAAGACTACAAAGAGATTTCAGAAGAGCCTTTGCTTGATGACTGGATTGAAAGCCTCCCGGCAATTGAAAGAGCCGGAGCACGGGCGATCAAAAAAGCCGGTTCATCTACGGAGGTAATTGAGTTGTTGACGTCGTTTAAGAAGGCTAATGGTTATGAACTTCCTGCTGATTCAAAGGAAGATATTCCTGCGAAAAAAAGCAATTCGAAGATCGAAAAAGCCAAGGCTAAAGCAAATCCGTCCTTTAATAAGTCTAAGGACGTGAATATTCAGGATGGACAGGTAGAGTTTACAAGGCAGGAGATTGATGCTATGTCGCCAGCCGAATTCGCAGAAAAGGAACCAGCTATTGATTTAGCTATGTCCAAAGGCTTAGTTCGCTAAGCAAAGCAGTAGGTAGTAAATTAGAGATAAGAGGCCGTGATTTCCCTGTCTAGGCAGGCCATGATTCCCGACTTGATCTAAAGATAAAATTAACTTTTTTATAACTTTAATCAATAAGGAGGGCTTGCTATGGGTAGACAAGTAGCAGTCGCGGCGGGTTATAATAACCTGCCAAATGGGCATTTCATTAAGATGGGGTGAAAGTAAAATTGGTTCTAAATAACGGGAAAGCGATGGCTAACCCGCTCTAATCGCTAAAACTTACAAAGCAGAGAGGAATTTCAATGGTAAGTGAGAAGTATATTGCTGGTTTTTTGGATGCAGATGGATGTATAAGTATAAGCTGGAAGAAGGGTATTTATAAGCCATTACTAGACATGAAGTTTAGTCAAAAAACCAGTAAAGATAAAGTGATTAAATTGATTTCAGAAAGCGTTGATGGCGGTATTATTGTCAAGCAAGAGATTAACGGTGAGTCGTATTCTACTTTTGCTCTTCGTGGCAAGTTCGCTGAAATGCTTTTGAATAGAATAAAAAAACATTTAGTTATAAAAAAGAGATATGCACAGGTTTGCCTGGATATAATAGAAACAAGGAGTCCGTATCCTGACTGGAAAGAGAAGGCCAAGTGGCTAAAAGAGCAAAGGAAAATAATGTCTTTGCCTTTAGCAAACTATCCTTCTAGGAAATGGATGGCAGGCTACCTTGACGGTGATGGTTGTTTTCATGCAAGAACCCCAGGCGGTAAGTGTAAAAGCACAAGAATTGATCTTTCTGTCGGGACTATTAATTATGACAGAGAAGGCATTGATTTGATGCATAAGGTTTTTGGTGGATGTGTTACCTCTCACGGAACAAATGGCACAGGAATTAGATGGATACTGTGTTTGTCTCCAACAAAAGCAAAGCAGCTATATGACTATTGTGGAAATTATTTTATTACAAAGAAAGATCAATTTGATTTTATCTTTGGTTGTGCGAAAATGGGAAATTACCGAGATGGTAAGACCATTAAAGAGGCATTAAAACAACTAAAAGCGAGAGATCACAGACTTAACGAACCGAGCGTTGAAATATCAAAATTATTAAATGGAGTAGAAAAATATGATAAGTTTAATAGTTTTGACAGGAAACAGCGTATGCGAAAGTCGGAACAAGCAATAGCTTGTTAAACGTCCAGAAGTATGGTCTAAGAAACTTCAAGTTGTATAACTGCTTGAAGCAAAACCGAATCTGAATAACTGGAAAGCGAAAGCCAACCAGATCGAAACGTGCCGAGTTTGAACAGTATTAAATACAATGAAACTTGGTGTTTAAGTTGGTACTGCCAACATTACGTGCGAGCACAGACTAAGCGATTCGGAGTCAGCAAATCGCTGACTATGCGATAGTCGGAGGCTTAAACATAAGCCAGACGCAAAGTTTTATGCAACAACAGTATTTGGAGAAATAAGTAACAACGATTGGGAAGGCGAGATCCAGGGCCAGGGCGCAAAGGTTATTATACGCAAAAGGCCTACCGTAATAGTTAGCGACTACCAGCATGGTGGCGTTATCAATTACCAGGATTTGGACGACCAGAAGCTTGAGTTGCTTATCGACAAAGCGAAGGTATATGCCTTTAAGCTTGACGATATCGACAGAGCACAGTCTGACATCAACATCATCAATGAAACAACTCTTGATGCTGCTGAGCAGACTAAAATCGTTATTGACACTGACCTCTTGGCGAATGTCTATACCGACGCCACGAGTTCACTGGCCTCAACAGTCGTAACAAAGACAAATGTTCTGGAATGGATTGTAGATGCAGGTACCGAACTTGATCAGCTTAACATCCCAACCGAAGGCAGATGGCTGGTAATTCCGCCTTGGATTGCTGGAATGATCAAGAAGGGCGACCTTAAGGATGCGTCTCTTGCAGGCGACATGACTTCTGTTCTGCGTAACGGTAGACTCGGAATGATTGACAGGTTTATGATCTATGTATCTAACAACATAGCTCTGACTGGCGTTGCCGCAACGGGTACTTTCCACTGCCTTGCTGGTACGAGAGATTTTGTTTGCTTCGCTTCTCAGTTTGTAAAGACTGAAACGCTGAGATTGCAGGATACTTTCGGTGACGCTGTTCGTGGATTAAATGTGTATGGCTACAAGGTCACGCACCCGGATTCAGCGGTTTACATGCCAGCTAAAAAGGCGTAAACTTAAGCTGGATTTATTTTATTTCAGACGATATAATCTATGCTCGGCTCACTAAGCTGTGGGCCGAGCAGTAATTTTGAATTGGAGGTTTCATTATGGCTAATTATGATCTGACGCGTGGAGGCACAATAGGCGTCTCCGAGCAGGATGCTAGAAAGCACGTACTGTTTGCAAATACAGTAAGCTTTGTTACTCAGAACGTATTGGCAACTGACATTGCTCAGTTGATCAATATTCCGGCTACTTTCTGGATGACTATGTTTGGCGTCAGGCTTGACGTTGCGGAAGGCGCTACCGCCACTGGTGTATTCGGTGACGGTACTACTGCTGGTGGATGGCTTGGTACGGCATTCGACCTTAACGGCGCAGTAAACACATTTAAGCAGTCTGGACTGGTACTTGCTGAGGCAACACCAAACACCTTTGTTGATGTGTACCACCCAGGGAAGTATTACGCTGCGGCTGATACGATTGACCTTGACCCAGGACATGACCTTGATGCATGTGTTATTACTGTATGGGCGTCTGGTTTTATATTAGACCCTACGTACATAATTCCAGCAGCAGCATAAGTACACGTTTTCGGGGAACAACAGGGGACGGACGCTTTTTTGCCCGTTCCCTGCCCCTTGTTTTTATAGTCTCTAAAAGGAGGTTGTTGTGGAAGGCGAAGAGGTAATCAAGGCAGATGAGGCAGGAAGCATGGAAGAAGTATTCGGCGAAAAAGATTCAATGTTTCGAGGGGAGCCTGACAAGCCAGTTAATTTGACAGGCTCCCAGGAAGCAGGTATGTTGCCTCCGGGGCAGGAGGATATACTCAAGGCACCTGATGACGAGCCAGTTGATTTAACTGGAACTCAGGAAATAGGCGTTGAGCTTGATGGATCCGAGGCTATCGAGGTGGCTGAATATGCAGGCGAACAAATAACTTTCGACGAGCCAGATGGCCCGCCAGCTACGGATGAACCGGATACGGAAGTGGTAGGTGGTGCAGTGAACACAGAAAGGCCGATAAAGGATATTCCAAAGGAAGAACCAATTACGCATCTCAAAAACCCGGAAAACAAGAACAAGGTTTTTCCGGCAACGCCAGCCCTTATGAAGCGTAAGGACTTGGTGCCATGTGATGAAAACGGCAAGACTGCCTATGATCACAGGCGATTTTAATCTGATTTACACTTTTTATGGAGGGTTGCATGGACGCACAATACACGGCAAATGGGCCTATTGGCATGGGCGAAGGAGTAAAGCCGGAACTGGAAAAAGTATTTCCAGAAGACGTAGACAAGGTTAATAGGATGAACAAGGACGCATTGAGAGTGTTTGCGGCTAAGAAGTTTGGGTTTAGCCTGGACTTATCAGGCCATATTGCTATGATAAAAGGCGATATTGTTAAGAAGTGCTTGATTGCCCTTGGCCAGATACTCCAAGACGACGACATTGATGATTCAACACGAGAGGCAATCGAAAAGGTTATTCCTATGTTTGTGAAACATCCAGTAAACGGCAGAGTGTTTGCTTCCTCTCCCCAACTACTAAAAAGGAATGATCTAATCCCATGTACCAAAGAGGGCAGGCCATTAAAGGCAAATGAATATTATATCCCAGCACCTAAGCCACGGTTCAGGCCCGGTAGTCAGCACGAGATGGAACGGGTGTCTGCTGGAATGGAATCACAAATCACACAATGACAAAAATAATTGATTGGCGACAAAAGGTATTGGCTGAGCTTCCTACAGAAGAAGACCTGTATGTAGAGAAGTATTTGATGGATGCAATTCAAGAACTGTGCAAGCGGACTGCTTGCCTTACAGAAGACATTGCAGACGTATCAACTCTTGATGTGCCCGAACACACGCTAGTACCCGTCACCGCCAACAGCAAGTTTGTCAGGTTCTTATATGGCAAGTATAAGGCCAGTATCCTTGATAATAAAACAATCGGGGAAATGCTGCATGAGTCCGGCAAGGAATGGCGAAAAACAACAGGTACTCCTTTATTCATCGTATACGAAGGCGGGAACACTATTCGATGGTCTAAGATTCCAGATACAACAGGGGATGCCGTAGAATTTACGGTATCCCTTATGCCTACAGATATCGAGGATAGCGATATACCGGAGAAGATCGAAGACCTTCATTTGGAGACTGTAAAGGATTACGTGAAGTGGAAGTTCTATTTACAGCCTTCTACGTTCCAAGAGAAGCTGGCTGCATATCACGAGAAGCGATTTGAACAAGGCAGGGGCAAGTTGAGGATATCTGTGCTGACCGGATTTTTAGGTAATGCCCAGGTTCAACAAGTCCGTTTTCTGTAAGGAGAAGTTATGAATTTAAATGAATTAATTATTGCTGCCCAAAACCAGGCCGACGAAATAGTCGATAAACCCGACCTTTTATGGAGCTTGGCTGAGTGGGCTGAGCATGCAAACGACGCCGAGAACGAAGCATGCATCCGGGCGAACTTGATAATTGATAAGTCTTCATCCATGACAAGTATTCCTGTGTTGAGCGGAATAGCTACTTACTCTATAGATGAAAGAATAATAAAAATCAAGAGGGTGAAGTTGCTGAGCGGCACTGAGCCATTAGTCAAGACCAGTAGAAGGGTTTTGGACGCTACTTATCCGAATTGGGAAGCCGATACGGGAGCCGTAAGAAGCTGGCTACCTGACGACACAAACAAGGTCACGCTGTATAAAAGCCCTATTACGGGTACGACAATGAATTTTATGGTGTCAAGGCTCCCGGAAAACCCTATGACGCTGGCAAATAAGCTCACAGAGTCGCCGGAAATAGATGCTATGTATCATCAAGGGCTGGTTGATTGGATGCTCCATAGAGCGTATTCTAAGCAGGATTCAGAGACATTGGACAAGGGCAAGGCAAAAGAACATTTGACAAGGTTTGTAAAGCGGTTCGGGGAAAGGCCCCCAGCCGGAGCATTTAAAACATAGCGCTGGGTGGACAAGCGGTAAGTCGTTGGACTCATAATCCAAAGAGCGGGGGTTCGATTCCCTCCCCAGCTATTATTCACTATGGCTATCTATTATGACTAGAAACATAGAAGTGTCATCTCAGACGTTTGATGTAGGAACGGTTGCCGGAATAAATAATGTTGCCGATAAATCTCGGCTCCAGCCCGGAGAGCTTCTATATGCAATCAATGTCGACATATCAGACAAGGGAAGGCCTTCTCGAAGGAATGGAGTGGTTAAAAAGGTTGTGCCTTCCGGGCAAATCCATAGCATGTGGGGTGACAATAAGAAGTGTTTTTATGTCGAAAACGGCGTCCTTAAGATGCTCAATACCGATTACACGTCTACTACGTTGCGCACAGGGGTTGCGAACTACCACATGTCCTTTACGGAAATGAATGATCAGTATTTCTATACAAACCCTTCTGTCATTGGATACATATACAATGACGAAAGCAAGGTCTTCGGCACGCCTACCAAAGAATTCAAGCACGCTCCTTTGCCTGGCCAACTCATAGAGTATTTTAACGGCAGGCTTTATGTTGCAAGGAATGAAACTATTTGGTATAGTGACGTTAATTATTTCGGAGAAGTAGATCGAAGGTTTAATTTTCATAAATTCGAGAATGAAATAACCATGATGAAGGCAGTCGATGATGGCCTTTGGATTTGCGTAGGTGACATAAACAGGCAAAGCGCTTATTTTATAGCAGGGAACACACGAGAAGAGCAGTCCCTGAGAAGGCTTGCTGGATACGGATGTATCGAAGGCTCAGACGTAAAGATTAAGGATGGCCAGAAAGTAGGAGAGGGACTATCAGGCACTGTCATTATGTGGACGTCAGATGAAGGTATTTGCATAGGCGCGAATAGTGGGCGTTTTATAAACATAACCGATGGTAAATACAATATACCGGATAAGCGATATGGAGCTGGGCTTTTCCGAGACGAAGGCGGACTGGCTCAATACATTACAACTTTATGGAGCTAATGCAATGGGATGCAAGAAAAAAGGCAGCAAACCAAAGAAGTAGTATCAGACGAGCCATTAAATTGGCCAGCAAAGATAGTGGATGGCGTTCTTGTTATAGAGCCTATCTGCGAAGAGATTAAGAATACCGACGGTACTCAGGATGTAATAGTAAAGCTTCCGTCTCTCGCTCTTATCAAGAAGTTCAAGGCTGCAAATAACATAAAGTAGCACATAGCTATTTGACTGCGATTCTTATTCCTCTGTATGAGGCGTAACCGCAAACTCTCAGATTGATGCCATGTGAAGATGAACCTATTTTCTTTAACATTTAATCAGGGAGGGCTACAATGGCCAGCGGAATATATGAGAGATTTAAAGCAAATTTAATGAACAAGATTGTCGATTTAGAGGCAGATACTATTCAGGTGGCCTTAATGGACAACGTACACGCCTTTTCCGCAACGGATAATGTTTGGACGGATGTATCAGCCAATGAAATATCCGGTACCGGATACACAGCCAACGGAGTAGTATTAGCCAGCGCAACCGTAACTCAGGGCGCAACAACCAAGTTTGATGGTAACGATTCAGCCTGGACTACTGCAACATTCACAGCATATCACGCAGTTCTTTGGGACAACACCGTAGCTACAGATGACCTCATATGCTCGTTTGACTTTGGAGGGGCCAAGACGGTGACGGCAGGTACCTTTACGGTGCAATGGCACGCAAACGGTATCATAACCTTGACTTAGGACAATAGTGACTTACAGTGAGTCGCAAAGATGCTGAAGAAAAGTATATCGGAGAATTTGCTTTTAATAATTAATAAAACCCTATATGCAGGAGGTAGAGAATGTCTTTAAAATTAAGTACAGGACTAAGGAATGGATTGCTTGATGCAAACCCGTTCAAGACCCTTTTAGATGCGAGTAGACTTAAGATATACTCTGGCTCCCCGCCTGCCGACGCCGATGCAGCAGAAGGCACCCTGCTTGTCAGTATTGGTTCGGCACATGCCGATACTCATTGTCACTTTTTAGCGTCTGCCGTTGGTGGAGTATTGAGCAAAGATGCTAATGTGTGGAGTGGAGTCGCCAGCGCAACCGGAACCTCTACTCATTTCCGTCTCGTAGTAAATACGGATACTGGCGTGCTAAGCACGACTGAAATCAGAATGCAGGGAACCATTGGAACGTCTGGTGCCGACTTGAACATGAGTAGTGTGGCCATTGTAAGTGCTGCAACTCAGACCGTGGATACATTTGCCTTGACTATGCCAGCCTCTTAAGGAGTGGTATATGAATCTGATTATCCAGGGAGATGATAAACGGAAAGCCAAGAAATGGATACAGTTTGCAAAAAACAAGCTGCGTCAGATTAAAACCTTTACGCCTGGGCCGATGCTTATAAATGAGTATTACACTCCGGCTTCGGGTATCTTGGTGCATATCAAGGCTGTTAATGGCATTGATACTATAAGGATAGAGACTGAGGGAGGTAAATACATGTGTGACTTCCCTGTAGTTGACAGATATCCTATTCCTCACTCAGACTTCCAGTTAAGATGTCCGGTGCGGCCAAAAGGAGTAGATGAATTCCTAAGAATAGGCTTTTTGTCAAGATCGAATAATATCAATGATCCTTCTATGGGCGGGGATTGGGATACTTATACCTGGGATTTCGGAGATGGTAATTTTGACACTGGTGCTTCTGTCTTCCATGAGTACGACGAACCCGGAGAGTACACAGTGAGTCTGACAGTCGCAAAAGACATTGTTGAGACTTTTATATCTGGAAACAGTGCAGGCGGAGAGCGCAAAGAAGGCGGAGACGACACGATCTTATCCCCTTATCTTAAGGCCAACTCCGCTGTGGCGTATGCTAATTACCAAGCCAGTGCTCCTGGTATTTTCAACAATAGCTATGAATGGATAGGCAGGGCCTCAAACAAAGGCACATATGTAGGTATTAATTGGCTAGAGGATATTAGCTTTTCGTATACGTCTCAGAATGTATCATGGAACTTTGACTTAACATCTGTAGATGTAAATGCGATTGTAACCGTTTATATGAATTTGTTTTTACAAGATCAAGTATGCAATACTCCTGCCCATGGAGATGCTTGTTATACAAGTAATGCCGGACAAAGCGCAGTGGTTTCTTCTGCCGGAGGAAGTGGCACTCCTGGTATAGATATAAATCCTATAAACATGGGAGATATATCAGGGAGCATAGGAGGAATGCAAAATGTAACCTTTACAGATACAGGCGGCAATTCTCACTTTGTCGTGCCTACGCCTGGCACATGGCCAGAGCCAAACAGGAACGCCCATTTTACTCAACTCGGAGTATATGGAAGCGATCCATGGGCAATAGCATCGGAGCCAACGTCGTCTCTAAAGACAACAAAAGTAATAAAAGTTTATACTGGCCGACGAGGACATAAAAGAAGTTTCCAAGTTGGAGACTCAGTGCATACATAAAGGAGTAGTAAATGGCGTTAACCGATACACCATGGTGTGGGACGGGTGATAGTAAGCTGTATTTACAGTCTGGAAAATTTACTTCCATTTTACTAACAAGTGAGACTGTCTCCGGGCCTGTTGGCATAACATTTGACGGAACCGATACATATTGGTGTGCCAGCGGCAATATTTTATATTTACAATCTGGGCAATTCACATCTACCGTCAAAGACAGTTTAGACGTATCTTCTGTAGATGCTACAACCCGCGATATATCATATGATGGAAATGACATACCATGGACGGGCGATGGAGGCGGTAAGTTATATCTGCAATCCGGCGTTTTTAGCTCAACGTTAAAAACTAGCGAAGCCTCGCCTAATACTCAGCCATCTGGCATATCATTTGATTCAGTAGACACCCCTCATTGTGGATTTTTTCCAGATACAGTATACCTTATGTCGGGGCAGTTTTCGTCTACCATAAAAGCCAATTTATCTGTATCTAATGACCCTAATGGTATATCATTTGACGGAACCGATTCGTTATGGACTACATCTGGAGGCTCAAACGACAAGCTGTTCCTGGCTTCCGGGCAATTCACATCTACAATACTTGATAGTGAAGATGTGAACAGTATTGACGCTTCCCCTTCTGGTATTTGCACAAATGATTTTTCAGCAAGAACAGGCGTGTTCCTGGGAAGTGTATTATTGGACGAATTACCAGCTACGCTTACAATGCCAGCACTAACTATTGACTTAATAAGCAATATAGTCATCACCCCAACTGCGCTCGCACTTGGCATAGCGGCTGAGGCAACCCCGCATGTCAATTCAAACGTAGCCCGTCCAGATGAAATAGCGATGGGCATAAATGCTGCCGACCCGGTAATAGAGTTCGGAAACGAGGCTTCGATAGGTGCAGAGCTTGCAATGTCAATGAACTTGTTTGCTCCGACCATTAATATTATCACTCAAACAATAGTAACGCCTACCACGCTAAATATAACAGCGGCTTTTGTAGAGGGAGTTGCGACACCGGATTATTCATGGCTAGATTCAAGCCTGCCAATGCTCACTCTTAATGCGGCAATACTAAACGGCTTTACCGGAACGACCTCGCTTCCAATGCTCACCTTATCTGCAAACTGCGTTGTTGGATTCCTGGCCTATGTAACGGTACCTCTTCCAATGCTTACACTGGACATAAGGATGGGTGTAAAAGTAGGGCTAACCATGCCAATGCTCACATTGGAAGCCTCTGGAACTACTACAAATGGCGGGGGCCTTGCAAAGCCGTTACCACTATTGACCTTAAATGCGGCTGGACGGAGCACGAATAAAGGCGTATTTACTCAATCACTGCCGATGTTCACGATAGATATCGTTATGGCACTTGGCGGAATTCATACATTTGCGTCAAGCTTGCCGATGTTTACATTGAGCAGCGAAGGTGTAAGCGGGAACCCCTCGGCGTTTCTTGCAGAGAATTTGCCGCTTGTAACACTAGATGCATCAGGGTATAGTGACGGCAATGGAACGCTTGCAAAATCATTACCATTGTTGGTATTGGATGCGTTTGGAACCAGTTATTTGAATAGAATTATTTAATTTTTTAGAGGGAGATAGCTATGAGGGAGTTAGTAGGGCTTAAAATTGATGTAGGGCTGGACGGAATTACGGGGCATGCAAAGTACCCGGATTTCAATAAGATCACACCAGCTACAAGAAAAGGCATGGACTGGTCTAAGTATATAGACGTTCATGGAAGCGGAATGCATTATGATAAAACATGTGGACATCAGGATGATGGCGATACTCCATACGGACATCAGTGTTGCTGCATATGCGTTCCTGCGGACTTTGCAGCAGAAGCATTGGCTTTATTCCCTGATGTTGTTTCGCCATGCTCAGATGAGGAATTTGAAGTCTTCCACGATACCAAGGCACATGCACACGAGCCAGAGCAGAAGATTGATACCGATGTATTAAATGGCCTCGCTGCACAAAGAAGCTTGATGGTAGCGCTGGAGAAGACCCCGGAAGATGAGGCAGCAATAGCAGTACTTGATACCAAGATTGCCAAGGCGTTAGATCCGGAAGATGATACCGAATTGGGAGTTAGGACTAATGCCAACAAGACCTGGAAGCAGGTAAGCATGAAGAGGGGAATAACAGTTAAAAAGGCGGCGACTATATGAACTATGCCGATAATCAAGATTTTATCAAACTCTGCGAACTACTCCGTGTGAAAGCTGAGTGGTTCCCGGAGTTTGACGATTACGCCGCCGCCCCTGATTTTCTTTTGAAAATTGCCAAAAACATAAGGTCTTGCCCGAAAGAGATTAAGACCGTGGTAGAGTGCGGCAGTGGTATTTCTACATTGGTTATAGCCAGGTGCTTGGAGCTTCGTGGCTATAGCGGCGAAGTATTCAGCCTAGAACATGACCCAGCTTATTCTACTCGTACATATTCTTGGCTTAAGGACAGGAGCCTGGAGAATTTTGCCTATGTACATCTATGTCCTCTTGTAGGAGATCCGCCGTGGTATTCCACAGCAAGTATTGAAATTCCAGAGATCGACATTTTGATTATTGACGGCCCTCCAGGGCATATATATCCTGAGTCCAGATACGGAGCTATAAACTTATTCTTTCTCTTAAAGAAGGACGGCACGATCTTCGTCGATGATGCGATAAGAGACAAGCCTATTATCGCTCGATGGTCACAGGAATTTCCGTCTTTGGCGTGGCACCTTGAGCCAACTGAGAGGGGCATTGCTACAAGCTTCCCGTCTCCGGAAAAGTCTCCAGCAAAAAAAAGAGTTCTTATAGCGGTTCCGACTAGCGGCAAAATACACAAACACGTTTCTTTTGCTTTGTTGAAACTACAGATGGACACGAGATATGATATCAGGATTATACAGCCAACTCATAGTCCGTCAGATAACAACAGGCATCATATTTTTAACGACTTCCTGGCAGGAAACGAAGACTACTTATTGATGATAGACAGCGACAATCCTCCAATTAATAATCCATTGGATTTGATTGAACTGAACAAAGATGTTATGGGGTGTCCGACACCTGTTTGGCATTTCACTGGCCAGGCCAAAGGCGAAAGGCCTATCTATGAAAATGCATATAAATATGTGCCGAAAGAAGATGCGTATACTGAATGGCCAGACAAAGTAGGTCTTCAAAAAGTAGACGCAGTTGGAACCGGATGCATATTGATTGCACGTAGAGTCCTTGAGCACCCAGGTATGAGGAAGGGTTCAAATCAAAGAACGCTCAATTCAGATGGAACCGTCAATAAAGGCGGAGACATTATGTTTTGTGAAACCGCACGGCAATGTGGTTTTGAAATATTTGTTCATTATAATTATAGATGCCTGCACTTTGCAGAGCTAGAATTACATGAAGTGGCAAGAGCTTTTGCTGAAATGAATCGAGGATAATATATGGCTGATACTCCATGGTGTGGTGCTACAGGTGATAAACTATATTTAACCAGTGGACAATTTACATCAACGTTAAAAGATAGTGAAGCAGTAGGCGTGGTTGATAATGTTCCTGTAGGCATATCTTATGATGGAACTAATTCTCCTTGGAACGGAAGCCAGGCCGACAAGCTTTATCTTACTTCGGGACAATTTACCTCAACGTTAAAAGATAGTGAAGCAGTAGGTGGAATTGAAACTAGTCTTAATGGCATGTCTTGGGACGGTACTAATACTCCTTGGAGTGGGTTTGCTGGCGGGAAACTCTATCTTCAAAGCGGTCAATTCACTTCAACTCTCAAGACAAGCCAATCTATAAGCGCAGTTGATATCGGAGTATCAAGTGTCTCTTATGATGGAACTAATTCTCCATGGAGCGGGAATAATGGCGACAAGCTTTATCTTACTTCGGGGCAATTTACATCAACCCTTATAACTAGTGAATCAATAGGTGGGATTCAAAGCGGCATTAATGGCATATCTTGGGACGGTACCAATACTCCATGGACTGGAAACGGCCCACAAAGGCTCTATCTAACATCAGGTCAATTCACTTCAACGCTATTAACAAGCCAATCTATAAGCGCAGTTGATACTAATCCTACAGGTATAGATACGAATGATGTTGACGCAAGGCTGGGCATAGCTCCTGATGCAGATATTGTAGCAACAGCACAGGCAATAACGCTTGTATTGCCTGCTCCTACTATTGATATTGCAGTCAATTCAACTATATCTCTATCCACACTTGCGATATCATCGGCATTGCCTGTTCCTGTAGTGACCCTGGACTTCACAGTTCTTATATCGTCTCCGCTGTCACTTTCCATGGCTCACGCAGTATTGGCCTCAGTTCTCACAAGTCAGACTGTGATTATATCTGCACCGTTATCGCTTTTCATGGCACAGCAAAGCCCTTTGACTGCCTGGGATACCAAGATAACCGCAAGTGCCCCGCTGGGACTGACCGGAGCCTTACCGATTCCATCTCAGCATGGCGATGCAAATATTGCCATCTCCGCTGCTTTGGCGTTGACAACACAGATATTCACTTTATCAATTTTAATTGATGCCGATCTTTTTATAATCATAGTCCCAGACGAAGCACTGGAATTAGGCAGCGCAAATCCATCGCCATTAATTACCATACATGCGGATGTAGAAGTTGTGCCGCTTTCTTTATCAATGGATATTTCCTTGCTCCCCCTTACATTTGTCATAGAAACAGATATATCTATTAGCCTTCCTGTATTACCTTTGTCTTTTGCGACAAATGCAGTAGTAGTAATTACCGATACGTTTATATTGCTGCCAGGAGTACCATTGACACCCCTTCCGATGGTATTAAGTGCTCATGCGCCGGAAGTCAGCATTACAGATGATGTTAAAATTATCGTGACTAATGCCAGGACATTTGCTATAAGTGAATATGCTGCGATGGCCTTTAACAGCATGGCCAAATTTAACGGTAAGTATTTATATGCCAAGGCTGACGGGATCTATGAAGGTGGCGGAGATAACGACAACGGAACCGATATCGAGGCAAGCTATAAAACAGGAGCATTTGATATCAATGCTACCGAAGTGCAAAAACTTAGAAATGCATTTCTGAATTTCCGAAGCAATGGAGATATCCAGCTCTTCTCAGTAGGAAACGAAATCAATGCGAGGCTGTATAATATAACCAACAGCACGGCCGATACCATGCATGAACGCAGGCAGAAGTTTGAGAGGGGCATTAGAGACAATCACTTTAGTTTCGGAATCTCGAATGTCGCTGGTTCGTCGTTTGAAATTAAAAGTGCAAAAATACTAACAGAGCCAATAAGGAAAAGGAGGTAAATCGTGGCAGTTAATCCCGGAATAAATGAAGTAAAATCAGAAGTTCAAACTCAAATAAGTGACGCAAAGGAGAGGGCGAATACTGCCATCCAGGACACCAGTACGTTTATAGGTGCCCTTCGTGATGCCGCCATGATTAGTCCGCCTCATACAGGTCTAACCTTTCCAGGTGGCATGGGCATTAGTATTCCAGGAATATCCGCAAATCCGCCAGGCAGGCCAACGAGCACTTTGAATTCAATTAAATCTCGCATTGGATTAATACCGCCTGCGGACTTTAGCACGACCCCAATAGCCACCAATTTTCCAACAGTTTCCGAAAAAGATATTCCGGCTCCTGCGGTTTCCCTTCCTGATGCGCCGACGTTTACTACAGAGCTTTCCGCTGAAAAGCCTTTCGTTGCAGATGTAACAAATATTACTGCGCCATCAGAAAGCGTGCCGGACAAACTAACCAGTATCGGGGGCTACAGTGTTCCGGCTCCACCTGCTATAACCATTGCAGGCTTCGGAGATGCAATACCTACGTACAATCTATCCGTGCCGGATATTCAATTTTCTTATGTAGAACCTGAGTACGCTTCGGCCTTGAAAAACGCATTGACATCCAAGTTATTAAGCGATGTCCAGAATGGCGGTACCGGGCTATCAGAGGAAGTAGAAAATGCTATATGGGAGAGGACAAGAGAAAGAGACAATAAAGACTATGAAGATGCCTCTACGAAGCTTGACAGTAAGTGGGGTGGTCAAGGGTTCAGCTTGCCTAACGGCGTGCTTACGGAGCTACAGCAAGACCTTATAGTAGATGATCGCAACCAAAGGATTGAAAGGTCGAGGGATATTCTTATCAAGCAGGCCGAACTAGCACAAGTCAATACTCATTTTACTCTGACTAGTTCAATGAATTTGGAGCAATTGGAATTAAACCATGCCAATGAAATATATAACAGATCACTGGAATCGTCAAAGTCTGTTATGGAATTCGGAATAGCCTTTCATAATTTAAAGATATCAGATTATAATATCCGGTTAGAGAGGTACAAGGCACAAGCCTTAGAGCAGTCTTCTAGACTCGAAGCAGAGAAGTTGAGGCTCGATGCATATAGAACAGAATTGCTTGAAATTGAGGCGAAGTCTAGTCTTGACAAAGATTTGTTGAGTGAGTATAATCTTGATCTCGAACGATACGATAAGCAGTTAAAATTATTTACTGCCGAACAAGGAATGGTAGCAGCAGCCCTTGGTATAGAAGGACTTAAGGTAGATTTATACAAGGCGCACATTAACGACCACAAGGCAAGGACTGACGCTCAGGGCAAAGAAGCCCAACTTTACCTGGCGCAGGTACAAGGCGAGCTTGGAAAAGTGCAGGTGTATACCGCTGAGCTGGAAGCAGAGAGAACCAGGATTGCAACATTGAAGGTTCAAGCTGATATAGAAATTGCAAGGATACGAGAAAATGTGGAACTGCAAAACTTATCCTTGAGAGAGTTTCTTGGCAATGTAGAGAAGTACAGGGCGGAAGTCAGTATTGCTACGGCAGAGATGGGAATAGAAGCAACGATGTACGGGCATGACATTGATAAGTTTAGAGCGGAAGTTGGCAAGGATGCAGCACAGCTTAACTTAGGAGTTGAAACGCTTATCAAGAACCGTGCCCTTGATATCCAGAATACAAATGTTAGGCTGGAAAATGCGAAAGCAAACCTACAGTCAGTTATATCAACAGCCGCTATAAGAGTAGAAGCGGCCAAGGGCATTGGACAAACCTATGCCGCAGTCGCAAGTGCAGTCGCAAGTGGATTTAACGCCATTGCCTCTATTGAATCCGGCGGACTGTCATCCGAAAACGAAGAATTTTAAAAGGAGGAAGGTTATGGCGAATCGGTTACGAGACAATGATGTTGAAGATTCTTTTGTGTCTGAGTTAGTAGGCCTTCCAACAAGGAAGAAATCAGCACCGAAGAAAAGAATTAATATCGACCCGACAGGCTTTGGTGAAGTCGCAGATGTGGGCTTCTTCTCTACGGAAAAAGAAAAGAAGGCAGCGGCAGAAGGAATCAAAGAACCTGGGGCTTCTCTTGCCAGGGAATTTTCTGGCCTGAGGCCAAAGCCAAAGAAGATAACCGGATTAAGCACGACAACCGAGGAAGTCAAGCCAGAGAGAGGCGGGTTTGTATCGTTTGCGGAAGGGGCAAAGAAGCAATTACCACAAGCGGTGGCTAGTTTTGGACTGCCTACTGACAGGCTTCCCACTATTGAAGAATTGGGTGGTGCGTTGGGAGGCATTGCAAAGTATGTAAGCCAGCTAACAAAACGACAAAGGGCAAGGGGACTTACTCCGGGAACCAGGGTGACTAAAACCGTGGACAGGGGAGAGGTAGGTCTTCAAAAGGCAAATTTGGCCTCACTAACAAAGAGGCTTGAAATAGCGACGCTTTCAGGAGACAAAGAAAAAGCGGCGCAAATAGAAGCCAGATTAGACGCAATCGTACAAGGAAGGGATGCTGGAGCATTTGACGAAGAGGCAGACTTAGAAGCTATTGCAGGCTTATAACTTAAGGAGACTACTTAACGATGGGACGATTGCTCGATGAATTCAATAAGGAATTATCAACAAGACAGAACGAGCCAGGGTTTAACAAAGAAGCATTTAAAACAGAGTTCCTCACGTCGCGAGGACACACACCAAAACAACAGCCGGGAAGAGGATTGCCTGAGTCACGAGGCGTAGTAGCCGACATTGCATCATCAGTTGCAGGCGGTGTCACCGATGCCGCAGAGATGTGGGCAAGGGCTATCAGGGCGTTTGACCCAAAAGGCGGCAATGACGTAGTAAGGGATTTTGCCACCAAGGGAATAGATGCAATCCAAGGCTTTGTAGACAGACATCCATTCCTTAAGCCATCCAAAGAAGCTGAGTCTGGTTTCAGACGCGCGCTTACAGAAGGCACAAGATCATTCGTACAGTCAGCCAGTGCAGTCATTCCTGGATTAGTTGCCAGTGCCGCAGTTCCTATAGCAGCTCCATTCGTTGGTGCGGCAGGCGGAGCCGTGGTATTTGGGGCAGCAGAGAAAGACAGGTTCCAGGAAGAGGTAGAAGACTTCATATCAAGTAATAATCTTACCGAGTCCCAGGCCGCAGACCTTCGAGAGAAGGGAGATTCGCAGGCAATTAAATCAGCTCTTGTTGAAGGCGGCTTTGAACTTGCAGCCAATACCTTGCAGGTAATTACGCTGGGATTATTCAAGCCATTCAAAGGTGCTGCCAAAGGCGCGGTTAAAACAACATTCAAGAGCTTGTTTGACGCACCATCCGGAAGCGTAGCAGTCAGAGCAGCAAAGGCATACGGAAAGACAGCCGTTACGGAAGTGGCAACGGAAACCGCACAGGAGGCATTGGAGACTAAATTCAGGAGAGACATAGGTATTACCGACATGTCTTCATTGGATGCCGCCGTAAGCGTCATAGCTCCTACACTGGTCACGTCATTACTATTCCTTGGCTCAGCAAAGGGCGTTAATTCTTTAGATCGGAGAAGGATAAGGAAGGGACTGGAAGAAGCCGTTGATATTAGCGGTAAGCCAGCAAGTGCTAAGAAAAGGAAAAAGGCTGTTGATGCAGCCGTTGCAGTTTTTGGCAAGAAGAACAAGGAGCAGGCCGAGAAGATCAGAGAAAGCGCTTATGCCTTCATTGACTCCGGTGCAAGCATTGATCTTGAGACAGACTTCGGAGTCCTTACTTTTGCAGGACAAATGGCGAAGGACTTAAATAGCGGTGCCCTTAATGTCCACGACATGGAGAAGTTTGCACAGGGAATTCAAAGCGAAAACTCAGCAGTAAGCGCAGAGCTTTTAAAGATAGCCACTAGCTATAAAATACAAAACAATATACCAGACCTTGGAGAGGTAGAGCAGTCCGGCGGAGAGCAAGACCTAGCCGACACAATGCTGAACCCAGCCAAGGATGTAGACCTTGAGGCCGTTGCCGCTGAGGAAGATGACATAGCGGATTCGGAGACCGTAGATGATCCAGCCGTAGCAGAGAAGGCCGTTGACGATGCGCTGGAAGGTAAGCAGCCCGGCCTTAATGAAGACATTCCGGTTTTATCAAATGCTGAGCTGGAAGCAGAATTGGTATCTCTCAGAGAAAACTTTCCATCACAAGAGCCTCTTTTGGGAGAAATACAGCAAGAGCGCATTGATACAATAAATGACGAGCTGGGAGAGCGTGAAGGCGAAGCGGCTGTAAAGGAAGAACGCGAAAGAGTCATGGCGGAGATATCAGAGCCAAAGGTACCAGAGGCGCTTGAACCAAGGGTTACCGAGTTTGTATCACCGGAGGCCGTAAAGGAACGCCAGAAAGCACAGAGAGAAGGCTTGATTGAGCCTGGCGTAAAGCTAAAGCCAGCAGAGAAGAAGAAGTTCCTGGAAGACCTTAAGGCGCTGCAAGAAGACGTAGCCAAAACACCAGAAGGCGAAACTATTGAAGTTGAACAAGTGGCACCTCAGGGTGTTGTCGACAAGATCAGACAGGAGATCGGGGAAGATGCTACTCCGGAACAATTCGAGGCATTAATAGCTGGCCTTGAAGCGACGATTGCCGAGGAAGCAGCGAAGGAGATAGAGGGAATACCTACAGCAGAGGCCGTCGAGGCTGGCGAAGTGCCTGTTGTGACTACAGGAGAGGCGGCCACTACTGCAAAGGCTAAGGTAGATGTTGCTGCCGAACAAACCGATCCGGCCCCAACAGAGGCCCAGATCGAGGCTGGCAATGCAAAGAAAGGCCACGCAAACGTACAAGGATTGGACATCTCTATTGAAACCGCAGAAGGCCAGGAAAGATCAGGTACGGATTTATCAGGTAAGCCATGGACTGTGACCATGAAGAGTCACTATGGCTATATCAAAGGTACTGAAGGCCGTGATAAAGAGCACTTAGATGCATTCATTGGCAAGAATCCAGGTAGTGAAAACGTATTCGTAGTAAACCAAATCAATCCAGAATCCGGCGCATTCGACGAGCATAAGGTAATGCTTGGTTTCGACACAGAGGAAGCAGCGAGAGCCGGATATTTTGAGAACTATGCTAAGGGCTGGAAGGGATTAAAAAGTATTGTACCTATGTCTATGATTGAATTCAAAGCATGGATTAAAGGCGATACAACCAAAGAGCTTAAGGCAGTCGTCAAACCAGAGAGAGTGGAACCGGAAGTGGAAAAGGAATTCCCTCCGGTTCCCACCGAACCAACCGCAGTACAGAAGGAAGCCGACATTACTTCCGATGAAGAGCTTGATGTTTTACTGGCAGATATCCAGCCAGAGACTAAAAAGAAACGACCGGTTTCTGTTACTGAAAAGAAAGAAGGCAAGAAGCCAAAGGCCACAGTCTCGGAACTTAAAGAGAAGACCGCAGGAGACATCCTTTCAGAGGCTTCTAAGGCTGGAGTGAAGGGAATCGACAGCGCAATCAAAGGAGTATTTGAGCTGTTCGGTGGCACTTCGATAAAGACATTTCCTCCTACTCTTGACAAAGAGACTTATGCAAAGGCTAAGCCTCATTTTGAGGCAGCCTTCACAGAGTTCGGCAATGCAGGCAAAAGCCTGAAAGAATTCCTACAGTTCATGGTGAATAACTTCGGCAATGGTATTAAGCCATACCTTAAATTATTCGTACAGGAACAGAGAGAGGTAGTAGAAGAAGAGCCAGAAGCCAAGGAAGTAGAAGAGGCTAAGCCTGTTGATGTTGGCGAGAAAAAAGAAAAGCCAGTTAAGAAGGAGAAGCCGAAAAAACAGAAGCCAGTAGAGGTGAAGAGAATAAGGCTCAAGGATGTTGGAGAGGAAGTTCCGGGCAAGAGATCACAGAAGGATAACTTCGAGAATATTCAGGAGCAGCATAAAGAACTTGAGACGGGCAATACAAATAAAGACCTTAATAAAATATTGAACCGTGCGGTAAGGTCTAAGCTTTGGAAGATCGAAAAAGAAGACAGGCTAAACGCTACACCTGGAACCACCAGATACTTAAAGGCCGTCAGGGGCGGTGCCATGGGAGTTAATTCCTATGTAGCGAGTAAGCTGGGCGGAGTCTTCGGAAATGCGAAAGACCGTATTGAAGAGTTTGCAGGCATAGAAGATTTGCCGGGCGACAAAAAAGGATACAATGAGATATCTAAATGGGTGGCTAAGTATGAAAACGCTCTCCAAATATTAAACTCAGCTACGGAATCAGCCAACACAGTACAAGAGGCACATGATAACATCGTCACGCTGGTAGCAAAAACAGTATCCGAGAATACCAAGAACACCCTATTTAACCTGAGCGAGGAAGGCGAAGCCATCATGGATATCTTTCCATGGGGAGAAGCAATGGCAGTGTTCAGGCCTCAGTCGTTCATAGAGGAAGAGCTAAAGGATAAGCCAGACCCGAAGGACTTGAGAAGGCAAAAGATAGCCTTATCGGAAATAGAAAGGTCTAATCTCCCTAACCATAGGCAGGACAATCCAAATCCAACAGCACAGGACTTCATTGATCAGTTCGGTTTCAGGGGCGCAGAGTTCGGGGAGTATGTGGATTCAGTCTCAGGCCGCAGGCATGTCAATCATGCCTGGGATGCGTTTCATGACCTAACAAATCTGCTGGGCGTGCCGTTAAAAGCATCGGCCATGAAGGTAAGTCGCTCAGGTTTCCTGCATGGAACTGGCGAGAGTAAGGTAGGCGGCCAGGTAACACAGGGACAGACATTGGCTATGGCTTTTGGCAGCAGAGGCAGAGGAAGGCATTCTGCGCATTACGAGCCATTAAATCATCTTATCAATATGACCAAGAATAACGGAGACGGCTCGCTGTCTCATGAATGGGCACATAGCCTTGATAGCACCTTGTCCTTATCCCCTAAAGGCCGGGATGCAATTAACGATGTCATCAGGGCTTTGAACACACGGTATGATATTGAGCGAGCCAGAGCAGAGGTTGAAGAAATTCTTACAGGCAACTCCAGGTGGACAAAACAACGTATTGGCCGGACTCCTATTGAGGTTGCGAAAGAGTTCTTGGAATTGAAATGGAAGGCTTACGTCGCCACGAGTACCAACTTTTCAAAGAAATCTGACCTCCTTGGAGATTATTGGGCTAGAAACGAAGAGAAGTTTGCAAGAGCTTTTGAGGCATTTGTTTATGACTCCCTCGAAGGCTCAAGTCCTTACCTCGTGTCTGATTGGGTGAATGGAGACACTACCAAGGAAGAAAACGGATACAGGAGCAACCCGTATCCAGCCGGAGAAGAGAGGGAACAGTTCAACAGAATCTTTAAGCATTTCATGGATGGTATTGAATGGACAGAAGACGGCATTCCCTCCATGAAGGAAGGCTATGAACTTGTATCCGAGAAAGAAGAAAAGCTGGCACAGGAAGCCCTTGGTACTATTAAAGGCAAGCTGGAAGAGATGTTTGCTGCCATGCATCAAGGCAAGGCGTCTAAGGATGGATTGTGGTGGTATGAGTACACAGCGACTAAACGAGGGGCATTGATGCAACCAGACGATATCAACGCTCATGATGATAGCCTTGGAGAAAACGGGGCAGTGGCATATACAGAAGCGTTGCTGCCTGATATGATTTTATATTACAAGCTAAAAGCAGTTACCCACGACAAGGACGAAAATAAAGTTTATTTAAAGGAGGCCGGAGATGGCGGACAAATTGAATCGAGAGACCAGCTTGACACGGCTGGGCTTGATGGCGAAAGCTCATTGGAAGAAGTGGAGGCCGAAGATGGTGAAAGAGCTGATACGGGGACAGGTATTACACGCCGCCCTGTTGAACGCGCAGGAGAAGAGTCTGACGGCCTTGGTGAACGAGGCACGAGCGGGCCTGCCAGTGCATTTGGCGATGGAGAAAGTTCTTCCGATGTGGATACGGCTGCCGCCGGAATCGGAGGTAACGACATTAAGCCAGGACAGGATGCCGTTCTTGGAGGCGGAAACTACAGAATCACAGAATCCGATAGAGTCGGTCAGGGTACCCTCAACGAAAAGTTTTCCAATAATATCTCAGCAATAAGAACCTTGCAGCAGATTGAAAGAGAAGAGCGTCACGCAACCAGAGAAGAACAGGCAGTTCTTGTTAAGTATGTGGGATGGGGAGGCATGTCACAGGCCTTCAATGAGTTCGGAGATAAAGGCTGGACAGATAAGTTTGAGATACTTAAGCAAACGCTTAACGACGAAGAGTTTGCAGCGGCAAGGACATCTACGCTGAGCGCATTCTACACTTCGCCGGAAGTAGTTACAAAGATGTACGACGCTTTGCAGAAGTTTGGATTCAAAGGAGGCCGGGTATTAGAGCCTGCGGTAGGCACCGGAAACTTCTTTGGGCTATTGCCAGAATCGATAGCAAGTGCCACGCAGCTTGCAGGCGTTGAAATGGACAATATATCTTCCAGGATAGCAAGGCAGTTATACCAAAGAGCCAATGTGTTTAATTCTCCTTATGAGAAGTCAACACTTCCAAGGAACTTCTACGATGTTGCAATATCAAATGTTCCATTTGAAGACGTTATTCCATTTGACAGAACATTCAACAAGAAAAGATTTAAGCTACATGACTATTACTTCAACAAAACGCTGGCCCTTGTCAGGCCGGGCGGTATCGTCGCATTCATTACCAGTGCTGGAACCATGGACAAGGTTAGCGAAGAAGCCAGGAAAGAATTGTCTAAAAATGCTGACCTTATCGGGGCTATCAGGCTCCCGGATACAGCCTTTAAAGATGCTGGCACCAGAGTAACGGCAGACATTATCTTCCTCAGAAGGAAGGGCGGTACTGGAAAAGAGATTAAGGCCCAGAAATGGACAGAGGTGACGAGCTGGACGCAAGAAAAGCCAGATGGCGGCTCATTTAATATAAATGAATACTTTGCCAAGAATCCAGAGATGATGCTGGGGCAAATGAGCAATACTGGAAGATGGGAAGACTCTCAAAACCTTATGTCAGATGGCAGGAATATAGAAGAAGCCTTGGCAGAGGCCGTTGGCAAGCTTCCTTCCGATATATATACAGAGCTTGAAAATGTAATAGAGATCGATATCGCCGACCTCATACCTGATGAAGGAGTATTCTCTGACGGCGACTTCTTTGAGGAAGGCGGGAAGGTATTCATATTTGTTGCAGGCGAAGAAGCCATACTTTACGAAGAAAAGACTCCGCACCAAAAGAGAAAAGGACAGGTCATACGAGGGTTTATTAAAATAAGAGCGGCGCGCCGGGCAATGCTTAAGGCCCAGGCAAAGGAAGCATCTGAAAAAATACAGAAGCCGTTAACTGCGAAGCTTAATAAGGAATACGATGCCTTTGTAAAGAAGTTCGGATTCCTTAATCTACCAGAGAACTTACGAGCGTTTATAGATGACCCGGAAGCACCGAGGATACTTGCGCTTGAGAACTGGAGCGACGAAACCGGAGAGGCGACGAAGAGTGATATATTCTCCAAGAAATTCATAGAAAACCTGAGGCCTGTTACCAGTGTGAAAAAGCCGCAAGACGGCATACCTCATTCATTAAATGCGTTGGGAAGGATAGATATACCTTTCATCGCCAAACTTGCAGGGATCTCAGAAGACGAGGTCATTGCAGAGCTACAAGGTGAGATATGGAATGACCCGGAGAAGGGCTGGGTAGTATCGGATGAATATTTATCCGGTAATATCAAAGAAAAGATCGCATTGGCCGAGCAGGCTGCAAAATCCGATGGCACGTTTGCGAAGAATGTGGACGCGCTGACTCCGTTAATACCAGAAGACTTGCCCCCGTCAGCCATCAGGGCCAACCTTGGTGCGCCCTGGATAGAGCCAGGAGACGTTCAGCACTTCATAAGAGACTTGGTGCCACAGGGACATAGCATTCACGTAGACTATGTTGCCGAGCTTGGATTATGGAAGCTCGCTTCAAGGGGTGGCGGTAGCGAGACCGGAGCAAAGAGGCTTTTTAAGAATGCTAAAGAATCCGTGGCAGCTACTGCGACATGGGGCACGAGCAGAAAGAATTTCTTTGAGTTACTTGAGAGATACATTCTTAATGGGAGCGCCCAAGGTCTGACCGTATTTGATAAAATCCCTGGAACTGACCAGAAAATACTTAACACAAAAGAGACCGAAGCGGCACAGGCGAAGTTAGAAGCTATCAAGGAAAAGTTTTCCAAGTGGCTATGGGAAGACGATGACAGGCTTAGTAAATATGTCCGTAAATATAATGACGTATACAACGGTACAGTCGAAAGAAAATTTGATGGAAGTCATCTTACATTCCCTGGACAAGTACCGAATGATATTATTGAACTAACAAGCCATCAGAAGAATGCGGTATGGAGAGCTATAAGCACTGGATTCAATACTTACTTTGCCCATGAAGTCGGTACGGGTAAGACGTTTGCCATGGCAGCTACTATCATGGAAGCAAAGAGGCTGGGCCTGAAAAAGAAACCTCTTATGCTGGGCATCAAGGCAAATGTAGACGCACTGGCCGAAGACTTTGCAAAGCTGTACCCAACTGCAAGAATACTTAGGATGGATGTATCTGCCAATGCATTGAAGAGGAAGATACAACTTAACAGAATCGCCAATAATGAATGGGATGCAGTTATAATAAGCCATGATTCCTTTAAGAACATACAGCTCAGCGCAGAAGGACAGACCGAGGCAGTTGAGGAAGAGCTTGGCAACTTAAGGCTTTCGTTAGCACTGGCACAGGAGTCAGGAGCGGCGGCGTTTACAGTCAAGGCAATTGAGCTAAGGATGAAGAGTCTTAAGTCCGACCTGGACAAGCGTATCGGCGCACTGGAAGTGTCTAAGATCGACCTGGATTTTGAAGAGCTGGGAGTCGATTTAGTCGTAGTTGACGAAGCCCATATATTCAAAAACATTCCTTATGCTACAAAGCTTGACGGTATTGTTGGGGTGAGTGGAGATGGCTCCGGCAAGGCCTTCGATTTACATATGAAGACACGTTGGATAAACGAGAAGTTTGGAGGCGGTATTATACTTGCTTCCGGTACTCCTATTACTAACAGCGTGTCGGAGATATACAATATCGGAAGATATTTAAATCCTCAGACATTGAGAGACAAAGGCATCCATACATTCGACGCATGGGCGTCAGCGTTTGGAAACATCACACAGACAGCGGAGTTCGCGCCAGAGGGCGGCGGATACAGAATGGTCAGGAAATTCAAAGAGTTCTTTAATATTCCTGAGCTAAGATCAATTGTCCGAGAAGTTGTGGACGTCATCGCTGCCAAGGACTTAGGTCTTAAAGTACCGGAAATACTTTCCGGAAAACCTGTTCCTGTTGTTATTCCTCAAAACGAAATGGTAGAGGCTCTTAGCCAGGAAATGCTGATAAGGGCAAAGGATATCAGGAGCGGCGGTATAAATAAACAGCCAAGGCATCCAGATAAAACAGATATCATGTTCTCTATTATAAGCGATGGCCGTAACGGTGCTATTGATATGAGGTTGGTAGACCCGGAATTGCCAGATCATCCGGACACAAAGGCCAATCATTCAGTAAGGAATGTATTCCAGCTATGGAAAGCTTCAGAGAATATCAAAGGCACCCAGCTTGTATTTGCAGACAGGGGAGTTCCCAAGCTGGTTCCTAAGTTAGATATCAATGGCAGCGTCATACAGAAGCTAGACAAAGACGGTAATCCTAGATTTTCGACAAGGACGATAATAGACAAGGAAACAGGGGCGGAAGAAAAAATCACAAAGCCTCTCCTTGAAATGAGGCCAGCGTTTAATGTTTATGATGACGTCAAGAATAAGCTTATTGCTATGGGTATTCCTGAGAAAGAAATTGCTTTTCCAAGGGACGTTAAAGGGAACAAGATAAAGAAGAAGAAATTATTCAATCAAGTAAACGCCGGGGATGTCAGGATATTGATTGGCTCTACGGCTGATATGGGCACTGGCGTGAACGTGCAGGAGCGTGGAGTCGGAATACACAACCTGGATACTGAGTGGACATTTGAGAGACTTGAACAGCGAAGGGGCCGATTTGTAAGGCAGGGCAACATATTATATGATATCAAGTTTCCAGTGGCGGTCTTTAACTACATGACCGAAGGCACCGTGGACGCTTTCATGTGGGATAAGGTAGCAAACAAAAAGATAACTACCGAGGTCGTACTACAAAGCAATAGCCAGCAAAGGGAAATTGAAGACGTCAGCCAGGAAAGTGCAAGTGCCCAGGAAATGATGGCATTTGCCAGCGGAGATCCGAGGTTCCTGCACAAGATAGAGCTGGAAGCCGAAGTTCGTAAGCTCAATGCCATAAGGGGTAACTGGATAGATGAACAGTACAGACTCAAGAGAGAGCTGGGAGCTATCCCTGGTGTTATCGAGGCCATGAATACTTCTATTGCCAATAAGAAGAAAGCACAGGATTGGTTTGAGAATATCAATGCTGTTAAAATCGGCGATGTACTTTATGATCTTAAGCGCCATTCCAGTGAATTGATCAAAAGAATGTCCGAGGTTCTCAGTCCTAAAAACGCAAAAATGGCAAGGAAGAGCGTGAACAGAATTCCTATTGCTACCTTTGGCCATGCCCGTACGGAAGAGGTTGAGACCGTGGAAGAAGTAACTACGGTTAAAACCGTTAAGGATAAATCAATAGAGGTAAAAGAGAAGAAGAAAAAAATCAATAAGGTATTGCGCTGGGAAGGTGACAACGACATTCCTGTCTACGTAAGAAATCCTTTCACGCTGACAGCGGAAAAGATAGGCATTAAAGACGTTGACATACTGAAGCTAGGCACCAAGAGCAAGTATGGTGAATGGGAAATAACTGCGAGTGCTGGCCTTGCAAGATTGCTATCTAATACGAAAGCCTCTATCGAAAGGGAGATGAAGAGCAGTCAGGAGCTTATAGAGAAAAAAGAGAAGCAGCGCAATGATATCAATGAGGAAATTGCTAAACCATTCGAGCAGGAAGAAGAGCATACATCTAAGACCGAAGAGTTAGCACAACTCACAGCAGAGCTGGGACAAATACTCCAACAGCAGCAAGAAGAACAAGGGCGAATAGATCCAGACCTGGAAAGGTTCAAGTCTCAGGCCGTAGATGTTGGAGAAATGGACATACCAGAGGAAGATGTATCCTTGTCCGTCGAGAAGAAGTCTGACATCAAAGCTAAAGAAAGTGAGTATTGGGCGGTTACCGGCCAGATAGCACAGGCTATTGTTGATAAGGATGACGTGGCGAAAGAGAAGCTTGAAAAGGTTCGTTCCAAAATAGAAAGACAGCTCTCAAAGGCGCAGGACGTCAAGGCAAAGGTTCCCGTCACAAAGAAGGCTGTTCCTGCTGGAGTATTGGCCGACATATACACTGACCTCTTTAGAGAGGCAGAGAAGATACTTGGATACGGCAAGGTCAAGCTAGAAGTGGTGACACAGGAAGCCCTCAAGAAAGATCCCGATGTTATCAAGGCAGCGGAAGAGCGAGGAATCTCCAAAGAGGAATTAATAGAAGAGTACAACGTAAAAGGTGCTTATCTGGGTGTGACTGTTGATGGAGTTGCGACCAAGGGAGTTATTAAAGTAGCTGCCGATGGTTTCAGGAGCATCATTGACATGGACGCAACTGTCAGGCATGAAATATTCCACGGAGTATTTAAAAGGCTTCTTAATAATAAGGACAGGAACATAATTCTTTCAAGGTATAAGACAGAAGAGAAGGCGGCGGATATGTTTGCCTCTCATATTGCGCAGGAAGGAAAGTTAATCTCTACTTCTATTAAGTCCATATTCAACAGGATGGCAGATTTCTTTGAAAGCCTTGGAAATCTACTCAAGGGCAGGGGTTTTAAGAATGCCGGGGATGTATTCGGAGCCGCAGCAGCCGGAGAGCTGGCCGACAAAGCCACTACCATGGCAGCGGTGGGAGCCAATGTAAGCCTCTCAATAGAAAAGGGAGTCCCGGAGGAAGACCTTAACGCCGAGCATGATGCCAGTAAGGAGCAGTTCGAGAAAGTCCTTAAGAGTTCAAACCCATTGCTTCGTCAATACGCAGCAGGACTGCAAAACGTCGTGTCGATGAATCCGGCCAATGTCCAGATGAACAAGTCTCATACCAAAGTGGTAGATGAAATATATACTGGCACTCGAAATTCTGATATCAAATTCACTGAAAGAGTCTTCGGCCTTCCATGGTTCCTGGCTAAGAAGTTTGTGGAGTGGAAGCAGGCACTTGGTATCGAGCTTAAGAGAAGTGAAGATAGAAACCTTATTATGAGTGAGTTCAATAAAAAGGTGGGCGAGGTCAGGAAAGGCGAGAAAGATTTACATGAGATCATGGCCCTTAAACCCAACGAGGAAGAGAATGTATTGCTGGTAATTTATGAAGGCGATGCCCTCAATAAAGAGTTCACTAATGACGAGTTAAACCACTCTATTGCAATCACAGAACTGAACAAATTAGACCCGGGAAAATTTTCCAAGAAAAACATAAAGCTAAGTCCTTCTCAGATAAACGCTTACAAGGCGTGGCAGGCGTCCACGAAAAAAATGAGAGAAAGAGTGGTCGAGGCCATAGACAAGTTGACCTATCTTCCATTTGAGAATAAGCCCTGGGCAGGGAAGCTAAAAGCTACTGTCAAACGCCATGAGGTACAGAGGGCAAGGCAGAGAGAAGTCGAGATCGAGCAGGGCAAACGTACTGATTTCTCAGAGCTGCAAGAAAGCGAGATACCAGAGCGCATGAAGGATGCAGACAAAAAGGAATTCGTAGATGCCTTTAATAAGGTACTGCCAAAACAGATAAGGATATCGACGCTGAGACGTCAAATGGGGGAGATAAAAGGATATGCACCGAGAGTCAGAGAAGGTAAGTATGTAGTCAAGGCATATGACTCACAAGGCAACACGCTGTGGCACGAACGTACTGAGAAGGAAAAAGAAACTAAGGGCATGATATCATCAATGATCAAGCGCCTTGAAGCTGAGGGGCTTGATCATGGCCAGGATTTCACCGTCAGGAAAGAGATTAGCGACAAGATATCTGAGTTCATCTTCGATCAGGTACAGGCGGTGTCCGTGGAAAGGTTTGTCAATAAAGCTATTAACCAAGCTAAGACCAACGATAAGATTTCAGAAGCCGACGTGGCAGCAGTCAGTGAGGAAATGATCACCCTGCTTACTAACGAGTTCAAGCAGAGAGGCTTTGCTTCTGCCATGATGAAGAGACGTAGAGGATTCCCTATCGGTGGCTACAAGATTGAGAACATTAAGAGGCGATATGCTGGGTACGTCAGCGGGGCCAGCGGATACATGACTAAGCAGATTGCGGCCTTCGAGTATGCTTCTGTGCTCAGGACTATAGACATCAATACTAAGCCAGACCTATACGAAGACATTGCCAGATATTCCGGCGACATGTTGCGCAACTCAACAAGGCTTGACAGGATATCCGGCAGAGTCAGAACCGCAGCATTCGTGTGGTACCTTGCTGGCCAGCTCAAGAGTCCGATTGTAAACTTTACTCAGAATTGGATACTCGGTATTCCGTTACTGGAAAAGGCAACTGGTAAAGGTGCCAAAGGTATCTATCATACAGCCATGGCCGACGTGGCGAGAAGAAAATACACTGACCTGGACAGAAGGTTCTTGAAGGAAATGCAGGAAAGAGGCATTACCGGAGACCAGCTTACGCAAGAGATTACTGGCTCAACAGTGGCGGAAGCAGGGAAGGCATACGAGACAGTCATCAAAGTCTTAGCGACCCCGTTCAGCTTGTCAGAAATATTTAACCGAAAGGTTTCAGGACTGGCAAGGTTTAGGGCGGCTGTAGCAGCCGGAGACGACTATCGTACTGCCTTCGATAAATCCCGGGACTTTATCATCGACGTCCATTTCCTCTATGGAAAGCTTAATGCTCCGAGTGGGGCCAGAGGCGGTACGCCAGGTGCAGCGATTCTTAGAACATCATTGACGTTCAGGAACTATACCTTTAACTTCATACACGCTATGAAGGGAATGCTTAGCGAAGGCGACTTTAAAACAGTAGCCAAGGCCATGACGTATATGGCATTACTTGGTGGAGCCAGCGCTCTTCCATTCTTAGACGGGTTCTTGGACATGCTGGAAAGGATTACCGGGACACCATTCAGGAAGAATGCGAAGAAAGACCTTGAAAGCGTTGGCGGAGAGATACTGGCAAATGTTGGAGTGCAGGGGTTGCCAGCTCTTTTAGGTGTGGATATCGGCGGTTCTTTGAGAATCCACTTTCCGGATGTTACAGATCCAGGAAAGCTAATAGAAGAGTCTGTATTCGGAGTGTATGAAGGATTGGCAATGAAAGGAGTCAACTCGATCAAGGCAGCGAGCACAGGACAATACGCCAGGGCCTTTGAATTGTTATCGCCTACGTTCATCGAGAGGCCGCTCAAGGCTATTCGTCAGCGTGAGGCAGGTCTTACCACGACAAGAGGCAAGATCATCAAGGAAAGCAGCGGTGAGCCGATTATACCGACTATACCAGAGACCATTGCTACGGCATTGTCGTTCAGGCCGTCACGAATTGCAAGATTGTCGGATAACTACCGTCAATTTGGAAACGTGGCAAGGTTCTATTCTGATTGGAGAGGCGATATCTATACTGCGTTCAGGCTCGGCAAGACATTTGAAGCCAGACAGAAAGTGCTACAGGAGGTCGTGGAATACAACAGAGCAGCCATCGACCAAGGCGGAGCAGTATCTTTAATAAGGGCGGCACAGCTCAAGGGAGCCTTGAGAGACAGGCCTGATAAGAGGTTCCGAGCATTTGGCGGGCTATGACATTTCGATGCAAACTGCTTCTTGCCATGCATAATACATTCCTGCTATTTTGGCAGTCCACCAGCCCTCTTTGTCATCATAATACCATTCATTATGTTCTAATTGGGCTGCTACCTTTTCAGGACAGCCATCTTTTCTATTTTCCATTAATGATGGCTTTCTATTGGGCGATCAAATGTTGCCCTTGCAAAGGCTATTGCTTGCTTCCTTGATGTAACTATTACGCCATTGCCAGTTAGTAAATACATAAATGGAGTAGCTTTTAAGCATTCATTTGCAGCGTCAATAAAGATTTTTCCTTGTTCTATTTTTAATTTCCCAAAAGCGGGTAGTAGTATTTCTAAGTGCGTACACAAGCCTTTATTATTCATTCTGAATATTCTCCATTTTTAATTCTAAGTAAAACAACTTCTATTAAGTCCTCAAAATCTTTTCTTCCAAACTCTTTCATATCAACTTTTACAGAGAATACATATACTTTTCCATTATGATCAACAAGACCTCTTATCCAGTATAGTGTTGGTATTAATACCTCTACATGATGAATGATATGCCCTCTGTCTTTAAACTTTTCGAGGTATCTATGGAATTGATAATCTTCGTCTGTCATATTACATATATCTCTTTTCAAAGAACCCTTAAGCAGTTGATCTGGATATTCAATTTTTTTGTTCATAAAATGCTCTTTAATAATAATCAAGTCACTCATTTATCGCTCTCCTTTTGTTTTTCATTTAGATGTGCTCCCATTTCAGCATAACCCTCACATTCTAAACAAAAGTGACCGAAGCGATACTTGCCATCGGCACATAGGCCATTAACATACCGCTGGTCTATAAAGGGCTTGCCGTTTAATTCTTTTTTGCATTGACCACAGAATATTTTCTTTTTTTCTTTCATAATAGATAGGAGGGGTTCAGGGTAGACACGCAGTGATGCATTTCACCCGTCTGGCCTTAAGGGCCTCCCGGAGGTTGCCCATGGGAACAACAGGAAGTCCGACGGCACTCCCCTCTCGCCTATACAATAACATCATATTTATTAGTGTCAATAATAATCCTAAAAAAATATTATAATTTTGTGCTTGCAATACTTCAATAAATGTTATATACTTCCACCATGAATATTGACAAAGGCGTACCAATTCCTGAGAAAAGAAGAGGCCGTAAGCCTAAATACAATTTTGCTGAAATGGAAATAGGTGATTCCTTTTTCGCTGTAGGAGACGGCTCCATACAAGTGAGCGTCCTTACATGTGCAAGAAGGCATTTGCCAAAGAAATTCATAACGCAGAAGGGAACACAGATGTTGCCTGGTAATAGTGGGCTTGAAAATGGGTTTAGGTGCTGGAGAACTGAATAAGAAAGGAGGGTCGAGTGAAAATATCATGGAAAGACGCTAATCGCTCAGTATTTATTACCGCAGAAGGTGATTCAGACAAGTTGCTTTTATCTGTAATTGCTAAAATGGCAGAAGAGCTGTCCGTTGTCACTGAGATGGCTGATGGAAGAATAAAGGCAGCTCAGAACAAAATGCATGAAGCCACTACCGCTCTCGCCGAATACCAAAAAGACACAGCCTTGTCCAGTCGAATAGCTGCATGGTTCGGGCGAATCATTGCAAAGTTAAAAGGAGGCAAGTAATGACAGAAGAACCAGCAGTAAAAGAAGAGCCGATTAAGTTTTTAGCAAAGGCGAACTGTAAGCATTGTCGTGGCAGGGGGTTTGTTACCAGGACACATCCGATTGGCAAAGACGGTCAGAAGAAAATGAGTAAGCGTAAAACATTATGTTCATGCGTTACTGAGATAAAGACTCCAGAACCAGACGAATGTATTGTGCCGAAAGTAGCGAAGGACGGGCCGAAGAAGATTTACGCCTGCGCAGCACAGCCACTACATTAAATATGTTTTTCTTCACAACAACGCCAATGGGTTGTAATTATTTTTATAAATTATATGAGAGAGAGGCAAATATGTCTAAAAAAGGCAAGCATGTATCGTTCCCGAATCAAAGGGAACAGTGCAGGCTAAATAAGTACACGTATACAGAGAAGTGTGCGTGTGGTATACTTACGTTGATGTGTAATTATCCGTTTGAAGACCCGAAGCATAAGAAGGGCATTTGTCGTGCCAATACGTGTACTGATATGAGAAAGACTTTGGCTGGGGACGTCGATGCAATAGAAGAAACAATGGCTCCGTCAACAGAAGAGAAGCTTGGAGACGATGCACTGATTGATGCCAAGGATAACATCGCATCGGATACTGAGCCGGAAAAATATTTATCTGATCCGGAAGATATTGCAAAGTCAGCATAAAGGAGTCTTGTAGGGGTTTATTGTATTTTAAAAATACAACTGTTGAAGGTGAGCGCCTGGGCGGAAAGAGAGGGGATATGGAAAGCGAGCAGAATGGCCAAAAACCGCAAGTGATGGCCAGTCAAGTGGAGCGGTTGTTAACATCTAGGGAAGTAGAACTAATAAACGGCATGATAGAAGTGCAATTACGCCATGCAAATATATGTGATGGGCTGATAAACAGAACTATGGCATCTAAGCAAAAGGCATGGGATATGGAAAGAGTTGCATTGCTAAAGAGGGTTTTATTGGTAATGGGATGACAGCAAGGAAATAAATGAACTTCAACGGATTCGCAGTATCAATAGACGGATTTTATCACGACTCGCCCGTAATACTTGGGGCGAAGACATTAGAAAGAGAGGACAGTAAATTGCCTATCAACGGTTTGACGGAAATCGACAGGCCCCCACGGCAAGGCATGATACGGCTGGGGGTTAAAAAGAAGAAGCAGGGAACCAATACGGAGTATCCCTCCGAAGTAGACTTTTTTATTCTTGACCCGGAGACACCAGAGCCGGAAGAGAAGAAGAGGCTTATTGATTTATTCCATAAAGAGTTCGGGAGTGAGCCAAAGGCTATAAGCTGCTTAATCCGCTCTAGTGATATTAATGAGGCATTTCCGCAAAACTATAAAAGGTATGGCCGGAACACTGCTCTTAAATGTATTGGAGATGGCGAAACAGCTTTATGTACTGACCCGCAGTTCGTTGAAGGCCTCAAGGCATTGACTGATAAAGAGCTTCAAGAGAAGGAGCTAAAGAAAAACCCTACGAGGCCTATCGTTTGGTGTGCTGGACGGGACTGTATGTACTCTATCGTCAATGATGCATCGAAGAACAAGGAGTGCAAGGCAACAGCTACCCTGTCTATAGAGATTCCTGTTTTGGGCGGCATCGGTTGCTGGCAGATAACCACAGGCTCGTTTAACTCTATCTTAAATATAAATGGATTTATTAGGGATATGGTTCTTAGATTTGGTAGGGCGCATATGCTACCTCTCACCCTGGAAAGGCGAGAGATTGAAACTATCTTCAGAGGTAAGAAGGCGAAGCATTATCCTTTATACCTTAACACGCATCACAGTATGGGTGAAATGCTCAAGCAGCTAAAGATTGCACCTGAGAGAGTCCTTATTGAGACTTATGCAGAGCAGTCAGGAGAGCTACCGCCACCAGCAGAGATCATGGATGCAGAAGGAGTCGAGGTTCCAGTCGAAGAGAAGATGCCCGTTGAAGAAGAATGTGTACAGGGCCATCCAAATGTTGTAAGGAAATACGAAGAGAGCCTCAAGGAGGATATCGCAGAGGCAAGCCCAATGACGGTAGACCCGGAAGACGCCGAGATTAACAGGATGGCAGCGCAGGATGAAGTCAAGGAAACCGTTGGCAAGGCAGTAGATCAGCAGTCCAAAGAGTTTCTTGATGGTCTCAAAGAAGACGGTAAGGTATTGGACAAGCCTTATAATGCAGAAGTAGAAGGAGAGGGCTACAAGAAAAGACCAGTGGATGCATTGCCTCCAGAAACAGAGAAAAAAGAGAAGCCAGCACCTATCCAGAGTCCGCAGAACAAGCTTATAGACATGCCGGAAAACTTCTTTGAGTTTATGAATAAGGCGAAGTCTATGCTTAAGAAAGCAGAGAAGGAGGACATGTATATCGACGCATTGCATACATATAGTGTTAAAGGTTTATCCGAAGTAAAGGATGATAAAAAGAAGCAAGAAGACATTAGGGTATATGTCGAGGCTCTGCTTGAAGAAGAAGGAGTGATATGATATGAGGCTTATGGCCGATAGGACTGGTGAGAGATTTGGAAAGCTATTGGTTATTGGGTTTAGTCATAAGTCCGAAAAATATCATTATTATTGGCATGTTAAATGCAATTGCGGCAGGGTTAAAATTATTGCCATGAGGCATTTGACGACAGGGGCTATTAGGTCATGCGGGTGCCTGAGAAGGGGGCCTGATAGTAAGACTGGCAAGACTTTTTTTACACACGGAATGTACCGCACAGGAGCTTATAATTCATGGCAAGGCATGAAGTCTAGATGTCTAAACAGCGCTTATCATGGTTATCATTATTATGGCGGAAGGGGCATTAAGATATGCAAAAGATGGTTGGAATTTGAAAACTTCTTTGAAGATATGGGCAATAGGCCTCCTGGCCTAACTTTAGAAAGGAAGGATAATAATGGTAATTATGAGCTGAGTAATTGTAAATGGGCGACTCGCAAAGAACAAGCCAATAATAGAAGAAATTCAAAAAGAAAGGTTGGGCAAAAATGAGCAAAATCAATTTAGTTGTATTAGAAGGAAACCTTGTTCGGGACGTAGAACTGAAATATACTTCGAACGGTACCGCCCTTGCCGAGTTCACCATTGCGAATAGCAAGAAGTATAAGGACAATAGCGGCGAGTGGCAGGAAAGACCGGGATTTTACAATTGCCAGTGCTGGGGTAAACGAGGCGAGACCATTGCAGAGTATTTCACCAAGGGTAAGCCTATTCAGATTCAGGGAGAGCTTGTATTTCAGCAATGGGAAACCAAAGACGGACAGAAGAGAAGCGCTGTCAAGATTGGCGTCGAGAAGTTCTTTTTTGTAGGCACCAAAGATGGTGCAGCCAGCGGCGGCGGTAATAGCGAAGGCCCATCATTCCCTGAAGGCAATGTGCCTAACGATGTCAACGAGGAAAATATTCCGTTCTAATGGAAGAAAAATGCAAATGGGCATGGATGATGGAATGGTGCAAGCAGAGGTACTATCCTCCGGCTGGATCATGGGCATGGAAGTATGCAGGAGAAGCCTGGCAGCAAAGACAGGACGAACTTGCCGAGGCCTATGCGATATCTTCATGCTGGTACTGTCAGTTAGGAATAGACTCAGGACGTCTCTCTTTAAGGAGTGTTCCTGAGCCCCCTAACTGGAAAGAAACTCTGTGTGAGCACCACCTGGACAGCCCTGCTCCGGTACACAACGACGGAGAAGATGTTACTTGTGAGATATGCGATGACAGGCTTGACGAAGAAGAGCCGGGAGAGCTTGATCATCTAACCAACCTTGAGAAGGCTTTCGGAGTACGGGACTACTAAAGAAAGGGCATTAACAACGAAATGACAGCAGTGATAAAAAGAACTACCTGCCCAAAATGCTCAGCTACCAGAAAGAATAAAACAGAAAAGTGTTGTACGGTATTTTCTAATGGCAATGAATTCTGCCATCATTGTGCTTGGGATTCGAGTAGAGAAGGAAGACCTAAAGTCGAATATAAGAAGCCTTCTCAGAAGCTACCGCAAGGGAAACCAGATGAGTTCAGGGCATTCCTCAAGGCCCGTGGTATCACTGAAGAGGTTGCGGCAAGGAATAAAATAAGCTGGAATGGTAAAGAAATCTTATTCCCGTACTTACTTGGCGATCAGATCGTAAATATCAAATACAGAACAAAGGACAAAAAGTTCCGTCAGGAAGCTGGCGCTATGAAAATCTTCTACGGCCTTAATGACATCGTTGGCGAAAAAGATGTCTATGTGGTCGAAGGTGAACTTGATAAGCTTTCCTGTGAAGTAGCTGGCTATGAAAATGTGGTTTCAACTCCTGACGGCGCCCCTTCATTAGAGGCAAAGACGTACACTACAAAGTTTAAGTTCATAGATGACTGCGAGCATTTGTTCGCAGCAGCAGAGCGAGTCATTATCGCAGTAGATAACGACCTGCCAGGCAAGAAGTTAGAATCGGAGCTGGTAAGAAGGTTCGGCCCAGAGCGGTGCTGGCTGGTTAAGTGGCCTCTTGACTGCAAGGATGCCAACGAAGTATTGCTCAAGCACGGCATGGTAAAACTCATGGAATGCCTTGAGAATCCTCGGCAGGGACCCATTGACGGTGTGTTTACATCGGGAGACTTCTTTGATGCCTTGGACTCATTGTATGAAGAAGGTCTTCAAGGTGGCGTAAGTACGGGCTGGTTAGAAATAGATAAATACTATACCATAAGACCTGGAGAGATGACGATTATTACAGGAATTCCGAGCCACGGTAAAGCATTAAGTATATACGAATACATACCATCTGAAAATGGATGGTTGGTTATGGGTGATATAAAGACAGGAGACAGGGTTTTTGACGAAAAAGGAAAGCTTTGCAATGTTGTTGGCGTTACCGAGACTATGATTGGTCGCCCGTGTTATAAAATTACCTTTGATGACGGTACTGAGGTTGTGTGTGATAAAAACCATGAGTGGTTGACAATATCAGAAGCGGCCAGAAGAAGCGCTTTACAGCAGAAAGCCAAAAGAAATGGAAGGGATAAGGCATTGCCCAGAGGAACAGACCAGAGATATAAAAGAACTTTTCCTTCGATAGTTACAACTGGGTACATAAACAAGACAATAAAATCTCAGGGTAAAAACAACCATCAAGTGTCTTTATGTAAACCTATTCAACGGAAAGAAAAAAACCTCTTAATAGAACCGTATACTCTTGGCGCTTGGCTTGGAGACGGAACTAGTGCAAATGGGAATATTACGTGCGCAGATATAGATATTATTAAGCGAATTAATTTAGACGGATTTAAAACAACAAAAAATAAAGCTCCTTTGAGATTTAATATTGTAGGTTTAAAGGTTTTGCTTAGAAAATATGACCTGATAAACAGTAAGCAAATACCGACTATTTACATGAGAGGCTCTGTTGCGCAAAGATTCGAATTACTAAAAGGATTAATGGATACAGACGGCAGTTGTTCTAAATTAGACAGCCGCTGCGAGTTTGTCAGCACTAATAAACAGCTAGCTCTCGCTGTCTTAGAATTGGTTTTAGGCTTGGGAATTAAAGCAACCATAATTCCGGGCAAATCAATGTTAAACGGTAAATGCCATGGAGATAAATACAGGATTTGTTTTAATACAGAAGTGTCTGTATTTCATCTTAAAAGAAAACTTAGCAGGCAGGTACACAAAGGCGATAGAAAGACCAGAAGCCATGCAAGGACAATTATTAGCTGTCAACGTGTTTCGTCTGTACCTGTGAAGTGTATACAGGTAGATAGTCCATCAAGGTTGTATTTAGCGACTACAAGCTTTATTCCTACTCATAATAGTACGTGGCTGACCGCCTTGATGGTGAACCTAACGCATCAGTTCGGCTGGAAGCATAGCATATTCAGCCCTGAGAATCAGCCATTGCAACGGTACATGGGTATTATCGCTGCAATGTATATTGGCAAGCCGTTTGGCAAAGGTTATACCGAGCGCATAAATAGAGACGAACTGGAAAATGCAAAGAAATGGCTGGACGAGCACTTCTATTTTACCCAGCCAAATGATGACGATTTATGTATCGACAGCTTGCTTGATAAGGCAAGGGAAACAGTGAAGAGATACGGTGTCAACGCGGTTATTATTGACCCGTGGAACGAGATCGATAGCAAGCGTTCCACGGGAGTAAGTGAAACCGAGCATATCAACCAAAGCCTTGCCAAGGTCAGGAGATTCGGAAGGCTATACAATGTACATATGTTTATTGTTGCGCATCCTCAGAAGCTACAGAAGGATAAAGACGACAAGTATCCGGCGCCAACAGCTTACGAGATAAGCGGTAGTGCTCATTGGTATAACAAAGGAGACGGTATAATAGCTGTGTGGAGAGACCCAAAAGACGAAACGAAGCAAGTAGTAATCTATGTGCAGAAGGTCAGGTTCAGAGAAGTAGGAAAAGTGGGAGAAATTAAACTGGACCATGATGTTGTTACCGGACGCTATTCAGATACCGGATATTTCCAGTCTCACTATAAAGGGATATAGCTATGGTCAAAAAGCACAAATTCAACGCAGTCTCTACCGTGGTAGATGGCTACCGCTTCGACAGTAAGAAGGAAGCAGCGAGGTATATACGTAACAAGCTTTTAATACGTAGCGGTGAGATGGTGATGCAACTCAGACAGGTACCATTCCACCTGCCAGGCGGCGTAGTCTACCGTATAGACTTTATAGAATATTATGCTAATGGCGATCAGCTATTTGTTGACGTGAAAGGAAAAGATACAAGCCAGAGCAAGCAGAAGAGAGTGCAGGTTGAAGGATGGTCAGAGAATGGTAAATTAGTTTATCCGATTAAAATAACCTTAGTATAGGAGGTCGTAATGGATGATTTGTATAAATACAAGAAATATGTGGCTACGACAGACTCTCTTTATCAGAGCAAACGAGCGAAGCTTACGAAACAGGTAACACACTGGATGGGCAAGTTTGCAATCGTAAAGGGTGAAAATAACAGGCTCCGACAGATGATGAAGACCATTACGGCGTCCAATATAAGGATGGTCGCAATGGCAGGGGAGCTGGACAAGGAAGTGGCTGAGCTTAAAGACTGTCTAGCTGAAGCCCGTCTCAGATTCAACGAGCAAGAGAAGGCATTAGATCATCATCGAAGCGAAGAAGCAAAGAATGGTATCTTGGTCTCCAAGCTAGAGAAACAAGTACAGGAGCTTGAAGCCGGAGCCTTGGTATGACCTTCCAGTTCGGAAACGTAGTAGTGGTTGACGGTGGCCAAATAGGAGTCATCGTCAAGTCCTGGGATAAGGACGAATCAGTCTTTACTGATAATGGCAAGACCTATGATGTCTATGTCCGTAACCTTAACGGCTTCAGGGAATACAGGGAAGAAGATATCCGGCGCTTTATATACAGTAAAGACCTAACAGATGAAGAAAAGGAATTCTATGAAGCCTAAAACACCGGACATTGCAAGCGACGCATATGATATGTGGCTTGGCGATGACCCAGAGAACCAAACACCGGAAGACATGGCGGATGAAGAAGCAGGCGAAGTGCGGAGGTCAGGATAATGGACTTACAAGGGGTAGGGGAACTGGCACAAAAGATTGATAAACTGGAAAAGAATTTTGCAAAAGCAGATTATATTTTATCAGAGGTAATGATTGCGCTGGCCTTAGTTCCAGGAGTCAATGACATGGGACATGCATGGGCTGTGAGGAATTACCAAGAATATTTGAAAGATACAGAGAGGGGGTGATTATATTGGCAAAGATAAAAAAGAAAGCAGTGCTCTATCATAAGCTGTTGAAGGGGTTCGGTGTAACCACTGAATGTGGTATCGCAAGCGACAACACCAAGTCAACATGGGCTGGCGTAAAATGCAAAAGATGTCTCAAGGTTAAAGAGGCAGAGGTAAAAGCAAAAGCAGCAAAGAAGGCTGCAAAGAAAGGTGGCAAAAAGTAATAACGAGCTGGGAGCGTAGGGCTAGTAATACTTTTAATAAGTACGGAACCTCCTACTTTCCCAGCTTACTTTAATACGTGATTCGCAATACAAGAAAGAGAGGGATTTTGGCGTGACAAATGAATTATGGTGCTTGGTAGGATTGCCGCGATCAGGAAAGACTACGTGGGCTACTGACAAGGGAGGCGATGATTTTGATCCAATAGTAAGCAAGGATGCCATCAGGCTTGCTTTGCACGGAGAACGGTTCTTGAAAGAACGAGAGGATGAAGTCCATAGTATATCAAGGATAATGATACATGCCTTGTTCCTTGCAGGCCACAAAGTCGTGGTTCTGGATGAAACTAATACTACAGTCAAGCGAAGGAATGAATGTAGGTCTGAGCACTGGAGCGTAAGATTCAAGGTGTTTGACACTCCAGTAGGAGAATGCCTAAGAAGGGCCGCGCTCACGGACGACACCGTTATAGTTCCGATAATAAGAAAGATGGCCGCGCAGTTTGAGCCATTAACCCCAGCAGAAAAAATGTTAGAATTATAACCTAAAGAAAGAGAGGTGCATTATCAAGGTAATGAACATAGGGATTATCATACGCAATGACCACGATGATACTTTTCCAGTAGCATTGACACCACAGATGGTATCGATAATACAAAACCTTTTGACACAACTACCAGCAGCGCAGTCTAAGTTGGTGGATTCATCAGGCAAGAAGGTAGCATCCAACGCATCAATACCTATTATTCCAAGGCTCATGGAGTTTGATTGGGATACAGCGTATGCTCCAATAATGCCAGAAGAAGAGCAGAAGATGATGAAGGCATTGCAGGATAAGTACGCAGAAGACGAAAAGAACTGTTATTTGCAAAGAACAGAGGCGTCAGATGCAGCCAAGACTGGCGGTATCATTGTTCCAGAGGGTATGAACAAAGACGAAGACGACCCTGATGGCAAGGTGACTAAGCTTAAAAAGCCTGCGATGTTCACAGACAAGGACAACCCGTTCAATCTGTCGCTTGATGCAAAGGGTAGGGCCAATGTTGACTTGGAAAAGACGGGTTCGGATACCGAGCCTGACCCGAATGTCGACGATAAAGTAAGCATTGGCTCCGACAAGGAAGAGGAAATCCGTGCCGACGAAGCGGAGACGGCGGGTGCAGAGCCTCCCGCAGACCAAGCGAAGGCGGCGGAGGGAGAAAGCAGCGAAGATTGCACAGTAACGCCAGAGTCGCTTAATCTTAGCGGCGAGCAGAAAAATATATAGGCGATAAGTCGCCTTGGTGGGCAGGGGTAACAAGGGCAATCTCTGAAAGGGACAGCGCAGGTAAACTCTGCCTACCACTTACTTTAATACGTGATTCGCAATACAAGGGAGGCATGAAAAATGGATACAAAAGTACATGAGCTAAAGACAGACCCATATGAATTTAACAGCACCGCCGCAGGCATTAAGCTATCCGAGGTAAGGTTTGATGATAGAGGATATCAGCAAGGACACTATTTATTATTGAGAGAGACTAAATATACTGGTATTGCTATGAGGGATGACCCATCGCAATACCCCCTGACATACACAGGCTACCATATCATGGCACAGGTAACGCATATTCACGAAAGACAAGGCATGCAAGATAGCTGGAAAGTCATGTCCATTAAAGTTTTAAGCAAAGCAACAAGGAGAACGCATGGCTGCTAAAAACAAGGAGCAGGTATTCGTCATCTGTGATGTCTGCCAGAAGGAGATAGAGCAGGAGCATGCATCACAATTGCGCTGTGTGTCTGGCGTCGAGGGAGAGTTGTCTCCGTGTCAGGTTATAGCGAAGAATAGAATAGCGAGGAAGCATCACGAAGACAATAAAGGCAAACTGGAAGAGCGGAAGAAGGTTTGTTTGAAATGCGGAGAAAAATTCAAGAGCAAGGGAGACTATAACAGAATATGCGACCCGTGCTCAGCGGTAAATGGCAGAGTGACGAGGACAATGCATAAAACAGGGCTGACTCCCAGTGGGGAGAGGGTTATTAGCTATGCCTAACTACCTTCCGTACAATCCAAGCGCCTTAGAATGGATTGTACGGAAGCGGTTTATAGCGTACCTCCTTTCCGTGTAATATATTTGTCGGCGCAAGTCTTACACAGCGACCGCTTGCCTTTGGTACTCCATAGGATAGAGTCTCCCACGTCTATTACAGCATTACATTGAATGCATTCGACTCGGAATTTTGTCTTTATCCATTTAATCAAGCCTCGTCCCTCCCATGCTTTTTACTGTACGCAGCACTGATTTTATCTGCAAGCATTGCATCAATATCCGTTCCTCCTGTTATTTTGCCTAGCTGGTTATGTGCTTTGATTAGATCGACAAGCCAGCCCCTGTCATGCTTCTTCGGCACATAGTTTTTAGCCATGCTGTCAATATCAATATCGGCTACATGGTAAGACTCTTCTCCCTCTGGCGCCTCCCTGATATCCATTACATAATCTTTCTGCGTATACCTCCTTGTCTTCCACTCCTTACGGCAATCAATAGCCGATACACTCCTGAATACGCTCTCGTATTCATACTTCGGAGCATTCACCACAGACCTATCTATCACCACTTTCTTATTGATCTCAAATAACACCTTTGGCGTTTTTTCCTTACCTGTTGACATGTCGATATCTGCTATTGGCTCTTCATTCTGCCATACGTCTATACGGAAACCTTCTTCCTGTTTCATTCCCGATGAATGCCACATCTCCAGCACCTTTAACATGTCTTTCGAGGCATACTGCAAAGTTGATTTACCGTCTTTGTATAGCCCTATCTCAAAGTGGATACTTGGTGCCTCTTCCAGTCTATGGAGAAGGACAAGCATGCCAGCGGTATGCGCCTTAATACTCGCCATCTTATCAAACAACTCGTTCTTGATACTCATAACTACTTCCCTCCTGTATTGGTTAAATGTTGGCCCGATGCTATATCGCACATGTAATCTTGCTTCTTCATCTGGCTCTCTAGATCCTTAACGGCATCAGTATAATATGCAGCCTGTGCTTCAGAATATTTCGGGAGGAACTTTTTTGTGTGCTTATATTCCTCTGCTTGCTCTTTGAAACTACGAATGATTTCCATTAAGGCTTTGTCTTTTATCGTGACAACATACATCTTATCCGGCATCTATTTTCTCCTTTGTTATTAATAAAACTTGTGATATAATAAAGCCTCATGTCTCCTTTAGACGGATAGAGTAGCGGCCTGACCCTCCGCGACAACGCTCTATCCGTCTATCTTATTGCATGTTCCTTTCTCGTCCACAATCATCACAGACAGCTTCGCCTTTGTCCGTCTCAAACGGAAACGGCTCGGCTAATGAATGCTGGCAATGAGCACAAGGCATCATTGCCCTGAGACTTTCAATCGCACACTCTTCGTCGGTAGCATCTAAAATGCACACGGCGATGAAATTGGTTATATAAGCAGCGCACGTAACAAACGCCTCAAACTCTTTGCCGTTATCCCTGACCAATACCTTTTGTCCTCGCTCATACTTAAGGTTCCATTCGTCCATCAAGTCTTTTTGTATCTCTTCTTCTGTCATAACGTTATCCTTACCTCCTTCGCTTTTGCCAGTAACTTGAGCAACCCTGTTATGCCTTTGGCACCCTTGGCCTTGGCTAATGCGATCAACGCCAACTTCTCTGGTAATGTAATTCTGGCATTGATCTGTGTATCTGTATTAAAAGGCACTACCTCAATTGTCATCCCTGTCACTCCCTCCTTGCTTACGCATTATATCCCTTATTTTTCTAGCGCTATCACCTTCGGCACATACACTGCGGGACGAGCCATCTGACATGGTTTTGATCATAGCCGTTACCTTCTGCTCTATCCGACTATAGGTAATGGCCTCTTTTATTGTCATGTCTTCCTTTGCCTCATTCTCTGTAAACAAACACATCATGCCATTGGCCAGCTCTTCGATATTGATTGTTAAGATAATCAATGTATCCCCCCTTCAAGGTAGCTTGTTAAATACTGTGGCGGTTCATCTGGATTTGGTTCGTAGATAACGCCTTTGTCGTTCCACTCTATGATGAACTTGCGGTTACAAGTCAATCCATGGTCAAAGATAAACGACCCGACGAGCCTATGGGTATAGGAAGCGTACATCACTATTGCATGTGCAGTAATATACGCATTGTCCCATACAATGTCATCACCATCTATATGAATCCCGCCTTTGTTTTTACTAATGGACATGTTTAGTAACGGCTTTCCGTATGCCTCATATCCGCTTCCATGGATTTCGTTACGGCTTATGTGACCCCATATAAGGTCGTCGTCATGGTGCTTGTACTTCTTGCCCATCAACGCCACATGTATGCCTTCGCTAAAACAAAAGTCCTTGCTTAATAGGTCGTCCTTGAATGCTCCATATACCTTACATTTCACGGCATCGCTCCCTTCTCTATCATTTGTATCTGGCTCGGCGGTATCCATACATGGCAGTCATCGCCCTTGGTAAGTTTCATTTTGCCGTTTATCCAGAATCCGTCCTTGAATCTATCAATGCCTCCCTCGTCTACTACCACTGCGGTAGTATCTTTCCAATTAAACCAGCATCTATATACTGTTTTCACGCTTCACCCCACTTCCGCAAATGCCTGACCCGTCAATGCCTATTATTGCCATCAACGCCTTGGTGATTTGGTAAGGCGTAAGATATGGATACAGCTTAGTTGATACAAACTTCAATGTATCGCCTTCCACCTTAGCCGCTATGAACACTTCCCAGTTAAAATAAGTAGCAGCACATACAATGGTTTTCGTCTTTATATCTAATGACCCCGACTTCTTACTAATCCATTCCTCTATGGCCTTTTTTATAATGAGGCCGTGTCTGATCTTCATGTCTATGTCCTTTCGCAAAGTTCCCAAAATTGCTTGAGCATCTTGCCATACTCTTCGTCTTTCTCTGCCTGTTCCATCTCGTCTTCCATTTCTTCCTTAGCTTCCCTCGCCTCGATCAATGAGTCTTCCAGTTCGTCAACTTGTATTTCCAACATTGATACACGCTGAGACGTCTTGGCTCGATATGCTTCAAACTCTTCCTTTAACGCCTTGGCACATGCTTCCCTGTTTTCGCCTGGAGCAGCATAGCAATACTTCAAGAGAATATTATCTACTACGCTGGGTTCAATTGGCATCTCTACCCCTCCATGTCTTTTTAAAGCTTTTAAAGATTTGCGGCATCGCCTCTTTGTAATATATGCAAGAACCAATAATTACGAAAAGGATTGATGCACAGATAAATGCAATTGGCACGGCAACAACCATGACCAGTCTTCTTAGTAGATCGTCTTTAATATCAATTATTGGAGGTATCTTTATCATACTGGCAACCCCAGCTTCCCCGCTATGCCTTTACACTCAAAGCACGGCTCATGCACCATTGACTTCCTGCTCTTAGCCTGAGTCTTGACCGTTCTCTCTATCCAATACATACTAACCATGCCATTGTCTTTTAAATGCTTCAGCTCCTTCTTCGTCAGCTTATGCTTGTATGGCTTTGTCATGACACTACTCCTTTGAAAAAGTAAAAATAAGTATCTGCCAGCCCCTTGCATGCTGTTATAATCACAATAGCTTTGTAAGTTTTCGGAAATTGCTTCCACCACTTACGCATCGATGAACCTCCTTGTCAAATCTGTGATGGCTGCATCGTCCAGCCCCATGTTAAACCTGCGACACGCCTTCAATACATTACCCAGCGTGAAAGCCCTTGCCTTGCATTCGAAAAATATCTGATCGACTTCAAGGTTACAAAACAACTCGCAATCTCTCAGTATTGCGCTAAAGACATCTCTCTTCAATGGTTCCTCCTTTATCCCTAACATTTTATTGGTAACTCTGGCCATACTCCATCCAATGCGGAAAGCCTCATTAACCTTGCCTCCGAAATATTCTTCGTATTCGTCTACGCTCTCGTATGCATAATCGTTATGCTTTACACCAGCCAAGAACACTTCCTTTGCAAACTTTACTGGCCTTAACACTATCAATGCATTGTCATACCTAACCAACCACCATCTATAGAATGCTACTACCGCTTTCTCCATTACTCCCTTCCCTTCCATGCTTCTACGAGTGCTGGTGGCAAGTCTGTTAATATTTCCTTTATATGCTCCACTACCGCTATGCATACTGAGGCAACGATTGATGGTATTACCAGCACAACCAGCACTGCCCTTCTCTTGTACTTATTATTGATATTAATAATAGCCTTCATGTCATCTCCTATCCAAAAACCTGTTCACCGAATAAAGCAAACTGTAGTACCTCGTCTGCATCTCCTGCGTCTGTCGTGCAAAACTCAAAGTCAAACTCCTTCTTGTTCTGCTCTTCATACAGCCTGATACCTTCAATCACCTTGGCTTTGGTGATTGTTTGCGACGGGTAATCGTCGATTAATACCTTGAACTCCCCGCCATCTGCGATTGCATCAGAATAATACCTATGCTCTCCCTTGTCGCCTTCCAGGCTGTCAACCCAATGATTACTTCCACCTTCAAATGCTGTCGTAAGTACGCCTGATATCTGTTCGTCTGTTGCTGTCATGATGTCTCCTTATCAATCTATTAAAATAAAACCTTGCGCAAGGTCTCCTGCTTCAGTTCCTTTGGTAGCTGCATATACTCACAGCGTCCGTCTACTCCGTCGCAGGGGAATAATTTATTTCCTATAAGATATCGTCACATACTTTCGTTAACATATCTAATGCCTGTTGGACATATGATACAGCGTCAAGGCAGTCCTTCTCTAAGCCATCTCTGATTATCTGCTTTGTGAAAAAAACTAACGCCGGGAGACTCCATGATCTGATTAACTGCATCCTTTGTTTCCTTTGATACATACTTTAAGTTTTCCATATTGACCCCTTTCTGACCTTGTTATAAAAGATAAACATGCCGTTGGTCTTCTACCCGCTCAATCTCTATTGGCACGGGGAAGACCAACGACTGATTACCTTATCATAGCCACTCCTAATTGAATGTTATCGGCTGACGGTTATTTAATACAGCATGGTTCTGCGCTCCTTTCTTTATTACTTATGAAGTAAAAGGATTATAACATCAAATAAAACTAAAACAAGACTAAAATAAAGAATACTGCTATAACCACGCTTTGTTAAGAGGATAGCAGCATTATATAATAAAAAATAAATATTAAGACAGCGATATTTCGCGACCAAGATCAAGCGAAATGAAAATGTAAGTGACTGACAGCACGTATGTTACGACAAGCGGCGCAGCGTCCATGGCCTGTCAAGTTTTACACAGAAAAGGCTGTAGCCCTTGTGGGTACTGGCTTGCAGCGATGGTAGGTCAGGGATGGATTTTCAACGCATTTTTCCTCCATCGGTTAAGACATGATGACGCCAGCACTTGCAACATGTTTGAATTATTCAATTGACATTATAATGTTATGTGGGTACTATGATGGCTATGAAATCAAGACACGAGTTGGATCAACGCAGCAAGCGCAGGAGAGTTAACTATGCGCTTGCAAAGGAGTTAGGGTTTACGTCTAAGGAAGCACGGCTTGTCTGTAAGTGGTCACAGAAGAGAATCAAAGGCCGAGCGCACGACAGAAAAACTTATTACGGCAAATAATTGAAAGGAGACAAGAATGTGTGACGATGGAATGACATGGGGAGAAGGAGTAGCTTATATTGAAGTTCCTCGTGCAATGGCAAAAAACATCTCAGACTTATGCGACAAGGATCAGGTAATAATTACTTGCTGGGACGCTGGCTGGAACAGAACACACGTGACTACGTATGGTAGAGGTTTCATTAATAGCGAGCAAGCTGCCATTGGCGGCAACAGGGTTAAAAAGGCACTGAACTGGCCCGACAGCCTTTGCCATGCCGAACCAGAACGAGTTGTTATTCTCAAGCAGGCATTGAAGAGATTCAAGGCCGTCGTAAACTCTTTAGATTGCCAATGCGACGAAGACTATGTCTGTACCACACACAGCGATTTAGCACTGGCAGACGAAGCAATAAGGGCGATGCTATGAGTAAAAAATGTGATGGATGCCAACACATACGCAATGCCGATGACTTTGTTGGGTTCTGCTACATGTTCGATGAAGAACCGGAGACACTGCCATGCGGTCAGCACGACAAGTACAAAGAGGTCAGGAAGGCTACGGCGAAGAGGATCCGGAAAAACCCACTCATACTGCATTTACTGGCAATGGAAATACAATCAACAATAACAATGCCTACGTGTACAGCAGTATTTAATGAAGCACGTTATCCAATGAACAGTACTACAATTAAACGAAAGGAGACATGAGGTGATTGATGGGTTTGTAGTGGTAAGAGTGGAAAAGCATATTGACGATAAGTTCTGGGTATTCAAACGCTATTTCAAGGCACTGAAAGTAGCTGAAGACGTAGTGGCTTATTGGAACAAGGAGTATGGAGTCGGGGAAGACGGCGATACAACAGAGGTAGATAACGACTTATACGGAGACCATTTGTTTAATCACGTCGTAGAAGACGGGTTTCATGTCTGTATACAGCCGCAGCAAATTGACATAGAAGACTAATGCCAACGATAAAGATAAGTAAGCGAAAGCTTGAATCTTACAAAAGAGCTGAGAAGGTGGCTATGGAATGCAGGTACCAATTTTGTGATGCCAGACGTAATAATTTATCAGCCATCGTCGACATGGTCATCTATTGGATGAATAGCACGGGCGATATTAAATACAAACGACCAAAGCAACCGAGAATGACAAGGGGACTATAATGTATAGAGTACTGAGCTATGACAACACCAGAGACTTAGATGAAGCCATCAGTAAGAAGCAGTTGGAAGGCTGGAAATGCCAAGGAGGGATATGCGGCCTGGCGATAGAGCAGAGCAGGAACAGTATATTCATTAATTACGGCACGGGTTATTTATTCATGCAAGCCATCGTCAAGGAGGACAGTTGATACATGGCTGGCTGGATAAAACTTCATAGAAAGATAACTAAATGGGAATGGTATGACGACGGCAACACGTTTAGATTGTTCATGCATTTACTGTTAATGGCCAATCACCAAGACGGCAGTTGGCATGGAATATCTATCAAGCGAGGGCAACATTTGACTGGTAGAAAGAAGCTCGCGAAGGCATTAAAGCTGGGAGAAAGGTCAATTCGAACTTCGCTAAATAACCTAAAATCGACCAACGAAGTGACCATCCAAACGACCAACAGGTATAGTATCATAACTGTTGTTAACTACAACGCTTACAACGATAAGGATATCGATGATGACCAGCCAAGCGACCAACCAGCCGCCAACAACCGACCAACAACCGACCAACAACCGACCACTAACAAGAATGAAAAGAATGAAAAGAATGAAAAAGAAGTAAAAGCTATGCAGGATTTTGAGGAGTTCTGGAAAGCTTATCCTGCGAGAAATGGGAAGAAGGTTGAGAAGGCATCTTCTTTCGTGAGATACAAGGCAATGCCACTAAAAGACCGGCCAGCGATTATGACGGCAGTCAAGAACTATACAAACTCTGAGATGGTCAAGAAAGGCATTGGTATTAAAGACCCAAAGAGATTCTTGAGTAATTGGAAGGATTGGCAAGAAGGAGAGAAAGGGAGCAACGGCTCCGTTATTATGACAGCCGAGAACAGCGAAGAGTATGACAAGCAGCTCGATGCTGTATTTGCTAAAATAAAGGAGGACGCAAGTGGCAAATAACGAAATAGCATCAAAGGCATTGAAGGGATTAGTCAGTGAGGAAGAGTTTGCTACATTGACACCCAAGCAGCAGATGAAATACAACATAGACAGCAGTATGTGGGAGTTAGACCGACAGCGAGGCAAGAGAAAGAAGGCAGACCTCGGTGACGTTCAAGACAGCATCACGGAATTATCTAAAGCCATGACTGAAATGCCAGACATGGCAAAGGTGCCCTTCTTCGCTGAAGTATTGATTAAGAACGGGATAACGAAGTGGCAGCTTCTTGTCGCCACGGCTGAGATACTACGATCAAAGACCAAGTTCACAGCAGTTTGCGAGTATTTCTTGGCTATCGACAGGATCAAGATAAGGATGAGAGCGTCCAGCCTTGACATTTGGCACGATAAAGCCCTTGACTTTTAGGCATATTTGAGGTATGTCTATACACGTTGAACATTAATTGAAGAGCTTAGAATGGCTCTCACGCTCAAACAATCTTCAGTAATCACTAAAACACGACGACAACACGGGAGGAACACGAGAAATGCCACCATTTACGAAGGGCAATAAGGCTGCTTTAGGGAATAAGAGAGGCAAGAATCGGATCACAAATGACGTAAGGCAAGTGTTTCACAAGGTTTACGACGAAATGGGAGCAGATAAAGAGATCGCTGACCCTGAAACAGGGGAGATGCGCAAGCAAACAGGCCATGAAGCCATGCTGGCGTGGGCGAGAGAGAATCAGACCGAATACTACCGCTTGTACGGCAAGATGATACCAGCGACGGCTGAGATGCCAGAGGACATGCATGAAGACTTTGTCGCGTCTTTGATCTTTGAAGACGAGGAAGCTGAGCTTATTGAGGCCAATGTCGTAGATGTGGGGAATGAAGGCCAATTACAGCTACCAAGTGGGGAGACTGTCCCTGATCTGGCCCCACATGTAGGCGAATCCCCTGATGATGACACCACTGCCACCTAAGTCCTTATTGACAAACGACTTAGCAGCCAACGTCCTATAACGGTCATTATGTCATGTTCAAAGCAGAATGCTATCATTGCCTCAAATCTGCTATGAGATCAGGCCGTGGTGTATGAATCACCACCACGGGAAAGAAAGGAGTCCCATTTGTTTGAGGCCGGGAAAGGGGGCGGGGGGCCTGTCAGCAGAAGGTACGACAAACGATGCGCTGACTACTTTCCGGGCGACACAGGACAGATTTCTCTTTTTTGAAGTGGGTACTGCTTTAAACACAATATTTCATATTTTTTTGATTTTCCTGCTGAATACCGAGCTTCCCATAAAATATTTTTCTCAATTTTCATTTTCGGTATTTGAGCCTGTTCGTCCTGGTTCGAACCCAGGTACCTCTTTTTACTTGCCTTTTTTGGTTTTCTGTGATAGAAGCAGTGGTTAATAAAAATTTTCTCACTTTTCAGGAGGTAGTGGTTATGAACTACAGGATGTTTAAGATAGCCGCAGTTGTCGTAATATCGTTAGTTTTTGCTTTTGCCTCGGAAACGTCGGCCCAGCATGGAAGTGGTGGTAGTTATAGCAAGTGTTTTGTCACGCACGAATACGAAGAAGTATCCAGTACAACCGGGGTAGTAGGAGTTATTGAGCCGCTAAAGATCAACACCACGGGATTGCAAAAAACCCGAAGGGCTTATATTACATTCACTGGCCAAAACGTACGATTCATCTGTAGCGGAACCACGCCTTCTACAAACCTTGGCATTCCAGTTGGAGCAGGAGGCTCGATAGAAATTGTCAGCCTTCTCGACATTCAAAACTTTAAATTCATAAACGACGATGATGCTGGTAGCGCAGTAGCTCATATCTCGTTGCAATATGAAGTGGAGATGAACTAATGAAAAAATATATATTGTCATTGGTAATAATTCTCTTTCTAACCTCTCCATCTTTTGCTAATAGCACAGGTGTTATGCCCGGACATGGCGGATACCAGCCCGGCAGTAGTCCTTCCTTCGATTCTGTCAGTGGCCTTATGGCTTTAATTAATAACGATTACACCGGAACTGGCAGTATAGTCCTTGACACCGACCCGGAGTTTCAAAACACAGTCACAGTCAATGGCGTTCTTAAAAGCCACTCACCTTTGCATATCGTCGATGGCCTTAACTTCCTGACAGGTGTAGGCGGAGCCGAGCTGTTTCATATCTTTGTCAGTGGTGTTATGACGGAAGACACTGGCCTTAATGCTGCCTTTGATAATTGCCTTGTCCAGGAAACCAACGGAGGCAATGCCAATGATATGGAAATGATGTTCTTTGATGACAGTGCTAATCGGCCATTGCTCACGCTTAGTATTGGAGGTATTGGTAATGCCAGTTTTATAGAGCGTAGCTTGGTCATTGGTGACGGAAAAGGAGACAAGACGCTTGATGCCAACTACATAGACTTTTCAACGTCATACCCGAACCTCAGCTTTGATACGACTGGCCTAGGCGCTGATCTCGGAGTAGAGCACGACCTTGAAGTTCTTAATAAAATCTGGACGTCTACAATGGAAGTTTCTGGCACTGCCCAAGCGGCTAAAGGCTACATCGTTGCAGACGTAGAAGTATTGCTTCATGTTCTCCGGAACAGCGACACTCAGGATGGCACAACAAGTGCAGGTATTTTATTTGGAGTACGAGATAAAGCAGTAGGAATAACACAGCAAAACAAAGGCGCTATACTGTTTAACCGGACAGGAGGTTGGGGCACTGGCGATATGATATTTGCAGTTGATTCCACCCTGGATAATGGAAACGCTACAAAAGAAGATGCCGCAATGGTGATAAGAAGTACGGGAGCTGTTGGTATTGGCGTTGCTGTTCCGGTTGAAAAACTGGAAGTCAATGGAAATATCAAGATAAAGGCCGGAGGGGAATTGTTTACAGAAATGGTAACAGCCAGGGACGAGGCTGGGTTATTACTTACAGAAGACGGCGGTGAAGGAATATTTATTGAAGACGCTACCGGGGATATTGGTATTGGCATAGTAACTCCAAGCAAAAAGCTACACGTTAAGGGCGATACTAATAGCGGTGTTCTTGTTAAACAAGGTTCACAGGTAGACCCGGACGATTTGGCCAATACTTTTTGGAGCGGCCTGGCTTTTCAAAACTGGAACACCACGCACAGTTATAGCATGGGGTATTCAACTGGCGGTGATTTTGGTATATTCCGTTTTGATGGAACTGATACATATATGACTATGTTTACAATTTTACAAGAAGGACAGGTAGGTATTGGAACAGCAACGCCATCTACGCCTCTTGACGTGCATTCATCCGGTAATAATCAAATATCTTGCATCGACACCGACGCCCAGGCAGCAGGAACCGGAGGCGGCATAATATTTGGAGGTAAGCATACCGATGCCGGAGACATTGCGCTGGGGGGACGTATAGAGATAGAGAAAGAAACATCTGTATCAGGCGAGTATGGCTTTGACATGGTTTTTGATACGCAGGAAGACGGAGGAACTCTTACCGAAAGATTGAGGCTTACAGGAGATAATGAGGCTATATTTCCCGGCAAACTCGGCATTGGAATTGTCTCACCTACTGAATTATTACACGTACAAGACGGCAATGTTCTTTTTCAGGAATCTACCGTCGGCACACCTATCAGCCTTCTTATTCATCACAGCGATGGAACCAATGGTGCCAGTCATGCGACTCTGCAATTAAAAACCGAGGAAGCTGCCGGGGGCGACCCATTAATCCGATGGACTATTGGTAATCAATCAGGCGATTGGGTTATGGGAATTGACAATGGTGATACCGATGCCTTGAAAATTGCAAGCTCGTCTCAGCTTGACTCAGAGACAAGGGTAACAATTCATCAAACGACTGGTAATGTTGGAATAGGAAATATATCCGCCACTGTAAAATTAGAGGTTGACGGAGCAGTAGCTTTTAAAAGAGTGGGCACATCAGGGAGTAGTAATACTGCGGCAATGGGAGAAGCCCATATATACGCCATTTTGAGCACGTCTACAGCAAGGACGATGACGATATCTTCGGCAGACATAACCCTGGGAAGACAGTTTATTATCAAGGATGAAAGCGGTGGAGCCGGAACTAATAATATTACAATAGCAACAGAAGGCTCCCAGCTCATAAACGGTAATTCGACTTTGACAATAACGGTCAATTATGGTAATTATAGACTTTATTCAGACGGAACCAATTTGTTTACTTTTTAAGGAGTTCGTTATGTTTAGCCGCAAGTCGTTTCTCGCAGTTTTTGCAATGCTGCTTGTCTTAATAGCCTTTATGCCAAATGCTTCTGCTCTCCGTGGTTGGCAAGGCACATCAGGCAGTCCAGAACAGTTCTTGATTGAAGTGGAAAAAGGCAATATCCCAGGCCATAGCATTGTCCATGTCCATGGTCATGCCACTGTTGCAACTACACTGGTTCCAATCACAAACGCTCTTGTTTATCAAACCCCAACTGCTGCCGTGTCTTTGGAGGTCGTCAGTGCCGACGCCGATGACACCAGTGCTGGAGCAGGAGCCAGGACGGTGTGGATTGAAGGCCTTGCACTAGACGGTTCGGTAGTCACGCAAACAGTGTCGATGAATGGCTTGACTGCGGTGCCTATACCAACAGATTTATGGCGGCTCATACATTGGGAGGTAGCTACATCGGGAGTCTATGCCACAACTACAACTGGTAGTCACGAAGGAGTATTGACGATCAGGGTAGCAGGTGCGGGAGCGACGTGGAGCACGATACCCGTGGTAGCATATCCTCATTCACATGCAGAAGACGGCTGGTACACAATTCCAAATGGTTATCGTGGTTATATTCTCTCTATGTCCGCAACTGCTGATAGCACGAAGTCTATAGACGTAGTTATTCTGAAGAGAGAAGAGGCAGACATCGTAGTCGCTCCATTTAGCACAATGAAAGTAGTGGCAGACGCTACTGGAGTAGCAGGAGAAGTGCGCATCAGTGAAACAAGATCGGTTATGAACGCACTCGGAGAAATGACCGATCTTGGATTCATGGGAAAAGTCGGGTCGTCTACCGGGGATATCACAGTACACATGGAATTGCTTTTAATCAAAGATGGTTATTAATCTTTTTGGAGAAACATTATGAAGAGGAATCTATTTTTACTTTGCATTATCAACATGCTCTTGTTGCTCGGATTGCAGGGACAAGCGTTTTCTATTCCTGGCTGGCTGGGTTCGTCAGCATTGCCAGCAGATGTTTATCTTGAAATAGCAAAAGGCAATGTTCCAGGCCATAGTATTTTGCATAAATTTGGCCAAGGACAAGTAACTACCTCTCTTGCTCCCATTACGGTTAGTAATCAATACATGACTCCAACCACTGCCGTCGCCCTTGAAATAGTCTCAGACGATGTAAATGATACCGCAGCCGGGACGGGGGCCAGAGAAGTCACTATCATTGGCATTGACGCAAATTATGATGAAGTGATCCAGATAATAGCAACTAACGGTTTGGCCGCAGTAGCTATCCCTATCGATCTCTTAAGGGTTTATAGATGGGGAGTCAGCGCAAGTGGCACATATCCCAACATAACCACTGGAAGTCATGTTGGGATTCTGACCATACGGGTTGCCGCTGCTGGTGCTACATGGTCTCAGATAACAGACTCACCTTACCCAGCAGGCCAGTCTCAAATAGGAGCCTTTACTGTGCCTGATGGTTTTCGAGCATATCTCCTTGCCCAAGACATAGATGTTGACAGCACTAAATCAATAGATGTTATTATTTTCAAAAGAGAAGGTATTGACATAGTTTCTGCTCCGTTCACGCCAATAAAAACCCTAGTACATTATATAGGATTGACTGGTTCTAAAGTTACCAGTCTGGAAATACCGTCTAATGTCTTTCCTGCTCGTACTGATCTTGGATACATGGGAAAGGTTGCTTCCGGGACAGCAGACGTATCAGTTCATTTTGAAATATTATTAATCAAAGACGGATATTGATAGCCTTAACGAAGGAGGTCATTGTGAAGTTTCTTACATTTAATTTTATAAAGGCGTTGGCAGCTTGCCTGGCAGTGACAGTGATTGTCGTTGCCAGTGCCACCCCAGCAGTTCAGTGTTGCTGCCGATGCGTAGTCTGTGTCTGCGCTTGGTGCAGATGTTAAAGGAGACATGAGATGAAGTATGAAGAGTATTTAAAAAGCGATCAGAAGAAAAGCGAAGATCGGATATTTTTGGAGTTCAACAGAAGACATGGCCTTGACGACGGCCGAGATCACATACGTGCTACCCAGGGCGTGATTAATTCAATATTAATCGTAGTGGCCATTGGAGTGCTTGTATGGGCGTGGTTCTTTTAATGGGAGATACAATGCTACGGCCTAAGACCGAACGCTATCCATGGAAATGCTTTTGTTGTGAAGGCATTTTTGATAGCATGGACGAGCCAGCAGTTATTTGGGTTACGCCAGAAGCAGAAGTCATGTTTGCCTGTGAAAGCTGCGAAGACCAAACCCATGTCGAAGACATTACGTGTGAGGCCTGCTTTAATATATTCACAGCAGTTTATCACGACGATCACGAAGAAGTAGTTTGTACCTGCGGTCACATCCATATTTTATGGGACGACGAAGATTGTAATTGCGATGGAGAATGCCCATGACACAAACGCTTGACATTTCCTGTGGGAATTGATATGGTAAACAAATGATTGACGAAAACGACATTGCGATAGCCAGTACAGATGTTTTGATTCAGGCGTTAAAGGATCGGCATCCAGAAGGCTGCATCATCGCCATTCAACATCCTCAGCATGAAATCAGGTCGAGCGGGAATGACTGGCGTATCTGCTTCAAAGGCGATAAACTTGTCACGTTGAAGCTTGCAAGCTTAGCTGTTTGGATGCATCAACAAGAATTTATGAAGGGCATGGAAGGAGACCAACATGAAGATATCGAGACGTAGTTTTTTAGGCAAATCATTAAAGACAATGGCAGTAGCCGCATTGGCTCCAGTCATTGTCCCTCTTATCAAAACAAAATCAATTACAGCAAATCCCGTGCCACCAGTGCAGGATAAAGGCGAGGTCATTAAAGTCCGCAAATGGAAAGGCATTGAATGCAATGACTATTCTCCGCAAATCACTATCCAGGACTACAGGCCTGGGGAAACCATTGAGTATCAAGGCCTTGGCAGATACCCGTCGTGCAAGTCATGCATGTACAATGCTAAGTGTACATGCAATAGTAAGGAGTTTCAAAGCGCACTGGAATACTGGTCACGCAATTTACAGGAAAGGCTTTGCAAAGAAACTTTTCTCTCTTCAAAATCTTTTATAGGATGATACCATGGCAAAGACAATAGTAGTAACGATTCATGGTCAGGCAAGCGTCGGCTTAAACATGTTCGCTCTTTCGAAGAAGCTTGATGCGGAAGACTTCATGGACGACTGCGAATTCATTAACATCAGATACACAAGGCTTCCAACCATAGTCAATACCCTGCCCTGGGCAAGGACTATGACCGCCAAGTATGTTGCTGCAAGGCTGGATGCTATTTGCGCCAAATACCCGGGAGCACGTATTATCGTTATTGCTCACAGCAACGGTACCCGTGCTACACGCATAGCAATGGACATGCGATATCATCTAAAGAAGAAATGGCCGCTGTTCTGGATAGACGACCTTATATTGCTTGGGTGTCCGATCAAACGCAATTACAAGTGGAGCCAGCATCCAACAACTAGTGTAACCAATTTTGTTTCGGAAAACGACCTCGTTGTATGGGCGGCGAAATTCTACGGCATGGGAACTGCCGGAAGGAATCGCTTTAAGTACCCGGCTGACAATCTTAAGCAAATACAGGTCAGGTGGGGGCATTCCGGCTTTATGGAGCAGTACCCAATTATAGCAGATGTCATGCGATCAATTGTAGGAAAGGAGTCGCTTCGCAATGGTACAAGAAATTAAAAATACCGCAATAGGTGTTAAGCGAATGGGGGTAATCCTCTGGTGCGTGGCAGCTATTTGTGTTATTGTCTGGATGGCAAAGCCAGCTACAGGGGCGGTGCCTACTCCGATTGTACTCGCCGCTTTGACGATTGTTGGCACATTAGGCGGCATTGATAGATGGAGGCAGATAAAGGATGTCTGAAAAAATAGACCTCATAGTAAATAAACTTGCAGAAACATGTTACGTAGATCAACTGCGTAGCGATGTAGCATACCATAAGAAGCGTGAGATTAAAAATATTCTTATGGCATTTCAGGGTATAATCATTGACGAGCAAAGAACCAAGACAAGAGACCTTGAGCGGAGGCTTTATATCGCCGAGAAGGCGGTGGCCGATAGTAAGTTATAACCCTTAGTTGGAAGGAGTTGTGTATGAGCAATGACCCGATAGGTAACGAAATGTACAAGAGCCTTGAGTTGTTCGTAGAGCATGTCGAAGCCCATGAAAACTTAACGATGGTTGGAGAATTTGAAAATGGTAGCGGGGAGACTATTCTTGTAGTTGAGGATTCAAGTCTTGCGAAAGATGCAGAAGGCCATCAGTCTGAAATTGACCTGGCGGAAATCTTTTCAGCCATCAAAGATAAAAAGACGTCGGAGCGATTCGTAGCAGTAGTCGCCCGTGAGGAAAATCCGATCAAGCTCAATGGTATTACCAGGATTGTTGGCTATTACAGTCGTACTAATAACTGGAACAAGAGCAAGATCGGCGAGCTTCGAGATCGTGCAAATGGCCAGTACGGTACAGGTAAGTTCAGTGAGCAGTATGCAGAAGAGCGCATGGGCGTAATAAATAGCCACTAAGACTTTAATTTCTATCTAACCTTATAAATAAAACTTTAATCAAGGGAGTTGAGTTGTGACTAACTACTATTTTAATAAAAATATTGCCTGTGTTTTTGTGTTAATGTTGACAGTCAGTCTCTTCTCCTTTGGTTGTAGTTCTACGAAATCATGGCAGAAGCGTACCATGGTTTCGTATCAAGCCGCTGGGGAAATACTTAATACTTCTAAGCCGATATTGATGGCGATGTGCGCAGACGGCACTTTGGGTGATGCTGATTGTAAAGAGGCACGCCATGCCTACAACGAGGCAGTAAGTCTTTATAAACTTTTAGGCACTACAGCAGTCATGGCTATTGATATTGATGATCCAGGCTCATATGAAACCATGCAAGCCCAGCTCAGGGATCTACTGACCCTGTTGGCCGACTACACTGGAAGGAGATAGCAATGGAAGTAAAAATGATGATACCACTCATAGGAGAGCTCTTGGCCCTTGGATTCAAGCTCACTGATTTAATAGCAAAGTCAGAGAGCATTAGCGATGACGACAAGGAAGCAATGAGGGCCGAAATATTGAAAGCAAAAGACGGCGTTACCTTTTGGGAATAACCTATCGGGGATGGCAATTAAGATGTTGTTTAGAAAAACCAGAGACATAATAGTAGAAACTGCTACGATAGTTAAAGGCCTCAAAGAGGCATTTGCTGGACATGTTAACGACAACAGGACAGATATTGACGGCCTCTATAAGGTTATCAAAGAATGCCATGAAACCTGCCCGGAGTCAGACCGGTTTAATGATTATATCAAAGATGCCAATGGCACACTGAAGCGCATAGAAGAGAAGTATGACGACTACCATAAAGCTGCAAAGGAAGCCAAAAAGGCAGTGGAGAAACGGCAGGATGATTACTTGGCTAAGCTGCAAACCATCAAAGATGAAGTCAAGGGAATGACGCAGGCAAAGAAAACTTTCCGGCAAACCATGGGAGACATAGGCAAGTTCGCAGGATACATTATTCTTATTGCTGGCTTCGTATTTGGTATTGTAAGATATTGCGAAGTAAAGAAAATAAAGGAGGACGTGAAAATTGAGAAACTACTTAAAGAGCTTATTAAAGAGAGAAGGGTTGAAAAAGAAGACAGGGGTTAATAATTTTTGTTGACAAGTCGTTATATAGGTGATACATAGATATGAATGACACGGAAATGATTGCCATGCAGGCAAGGAAAATAATAGAGATGGAGGCTGAGATTGCTCAGCAAAAAGACCAGCTCCACCGGATACGGATGCAGTTGATTTGTTGTGGGGCACCTTTAAACGACAACTTCTTGAAGTACAGCAAGGAGCAGTTAGAACCTTTTGGAAAGATACAGGACATATTAAATGGTTGCGTTGATTGAACAAGAAGAGGGAGAGGAAGAGACACCGGAGGAAGCAAAGCGCAGGAAGGTTCAGACCCGGCTTGCGAATGACTATCTCTATTACGCTCCACGCTGCCATAAGATCAACAATAAGGCTGGCCAGCTCGTGCCGTTCAAGCTGAATGAGTCTCAGATATACGTCTACGGCTTACTCAAAAAGGAGCTGGAACGCAAGGGGTATATCCGGGCCATCATGCTTAAGTGCAGGCAATGGGGTGGCTCCACCCTTGTAGAGTCTTGGTTCTACCATAAGATCAGCTACCGCAAGGGTAAGCGTGCCGTCATAATGACAGAGGCGGACATGAGTAGGGATAACCTATTCAACATGGTAAAGACCTTCCACGAAAACGCTCCGAAGGCGGTAAGGCCAATGACCAGGGCGAGTAACGAAAAGGCGTTGATATTCGACACGCCAAAAGGAAGTCCGGTAAAAGGTTTGCGCAGTAGATACGATGTTAAAACGTGCGAGTCAAAGGGTGGGCTGGGTATCACAACCCACTTTATACATTTGTCGGAATACGCCTTCTTTAAGGATGCCAGCTTAAATACCGTGGCCGGACTCCTTGAATCCGTGCCTTCTGAATATCCGGCGATTCTAGGCACCCAGATAATTATAGAATCAACAGCCAATGGAGTAGGTGGCATCTTCTATAATACCTGGAAGGAGTCAGAACAGCAAGAAGCAGAGGGTAAAATTCCTGAGTATCTTAGGATTTTCATCCCTTGGTTCTTTCATAGTGAGTATAAAAGAAATCCAAGTGAGGCCGAGTTAGAAGAAATTAAGAGGACATTATCAGATGACGAAGAATGGTTACTTAAACAGGAGCTACCAAGCGGCGCAATGGTCTCGTATGCACAGCTTAAGTGGAGGCGTTGGAAGATCAGCACGCTCGTTCCGCCTGTTGGCTTCTCAAAAGAAGAGTTCTTTAAGCAATGGTATCCCGCTACGGCAGAGGAGGCCTTTATCTATTCCGGCAAACAGGTCTTTCCCGCGAGTGAGGTTCGGGCGACTCTTGAAGAGTGCTACTCGCCAATGCTCGTTGGCGATTTTAATATGCATACCGGGCGTTTCGAGAAAGACCCGAAGGGGCTTGTTAAAATTTGGGAGAAACCCAAACCTGGATGCAAGTACGTTATTGGTGGAGACGTTGCGGAAGGCCTGGCGAATGGTGACTTTAGCAGCATAGATGTTCTTAAGCTCCCATTTGGCCAGCAAGTGGCTCAGCTACATGGCAAGATAGATCCCGACACATTAGGGGAACTGGCCTACCATCTTGGCGTATTTTATCACAAGGCTCTTATGGGAATAGAATCTAACAACCATGGACTCACGACAATTACTGCTCTTAAGAAAAAGAACTATCCGAACCTGTACCAGCGCGAAAAACTTGATGCAAATGCCGACGGAAAGAAGACGAAGACGGCTGG